ATGATTGCAGGTGCTATGCTTAATGAGTTACACAACATTAACTCAACTACTAAGACCTATATCCTGATTGTCAGGAAGGATAGTGATACAAGTGCTCATTGTTCTTCATTAAGAGGAATTGATGAGGTTGGTACCACGAGGTTTATAGTTGTGGATGACTTTATAGCATCAGGTGAAACCATTGAAGCAGTTATACAAGCCTTAGATGAACAGCTTGGGATATTTCCTCATCCTACTAATAAGTATGATATGCTTTGTATAAGTAACTTTGTTAGTGCAGAAACATTAAAGAAGAACTCATATAGTGATTACAGGAAATGGAAAGGAATTTGTTCAAGATTTGAATATGTAGTATGTTGCCCTAAACCAGAATAGCATGACAGCATTTAATGTGTTACTCCTCATTGTGCTATGTATTTGGGTTATTGTAATATATAATAAGTACTCTCCTAAGATTGATATAGTCACATCAAGGAATAGGCACATTGTACTATTATGGTATAACAAATGGTATTGGAATGGGGGAGTGTAGGAGAACTTACATAAAACTGTTTGAAGTATGATAGAATTTACACTTAATAGAAACAGGAATGGAAAGAAATCAAGATGGGCTAAAAGGTACCCAAGGAAGAGGATACTGAAGAGAGGTAGTGAAAAAGCTGCTGGATGGTATTTTCATAAATGGTCAGGTGATATATTACCTGATTATGTGTTCCTGATTAAGGAGGAGAAAATCTCTGACTAAAAAAAAAGATATGAAAACAAGTAAAGTAATTAAATTTGTAGCATGGCTTGTTTTATTTATAGCCTTATTGGATGTGGGGCTTAAAATGATAAGTAAGCCTAATACAATAGAGAATGTGATTGGATTCTTTATTGTAACAGCTACAGGAATTGTCACAATCGAAACAAAGTGTTTAACAGCAATTAAATTAAAAAGAAAACATGAAAAGTAAATTGATTTTGGGACTTTTGTCCCTGTTCATGGTGTTCTCAATGACATCATGTATGGAGAAGGTAGATGCAGGTTGTGAAGGCATCAAGGTGAATCTGTATGGCAGTGATAAGGGAGTGGATGATGCTTCTTTGGTAACTGGTATTGTATGGTACAATCCTTGGACCACCACAGTATATGAGTATCCTACTTATGTACAGACCATTGACTATGAGCCATTTACAATCAATGCAAAGGATGGTTCAGAGTTCACTGTAGACCCTACTGTATCATTGAAGATTATTGATGGTAAATCACCTACTGTCTTTAAGAAGTACAGAAAGGAGTTGAATGAGGTAATCAGAGGTACTCTGTATAACTATGTAAAGGATGCCTTTAGAATCCAGCTCAATAAGTTCACTACTAATGACATTGTAAGCAAGAGGGATAGTATTGAGAATGCTATTGAAAGGTATTTGACTCAGGCACTTGCTAAAGAGAACTTTCAGTTGGAGCAGCTAACCTCTGGTCTCAAATATCCTCAGACTATTGTAGAGTCTGTAAATGCCAAGAATAAGGCTATTCAACAGGCTATGCAGGTAGAGAATGAGGTTAAAGTGGCAGAAGCTCAGGCTAAGAAACTTATTGTAGCTGCTGAGGCAGAGAAGAAAGCCAATGAGTTGAGACAACAGGCTCTTACTCCTGCAATTCTTGAGAAGATGTGGATTGAGAAATGGGATGGTAAATTGCCTGTATATGGGCAGGTTCCTACAATCTTTAAGGATATTAGCAAATGATGTGGGTTATTGCTATATTGATAATCATTTTGACATTGAGTATCTTAAAAGATACTCATGTTGAGATGTATTATAGGTATTGTGGTCCTGCTAAGTTACAGGAAGAATATGATGTTATAGTTCCATTATGGATGGCACTTATTATAGTTGTACTGGGTTTACTGCCTATAGCTAACATCATCCTATTTGCTGCTTTCATCATATATTATGCAATCCATGCAGGGTGGAATCCCAATGAGTGTGGAGGCTATACTCATGTATTCTCACTGAGGGGAGAAAATATTGTCACAAGAGGACTACTAAAGGTTAAGAATCTATTATGTAAGAGGGTATGAAACAGAGAGTATTCAACATACTCATCTCCTTTGCAGTAGGAGTACTTGGGGTAGTACAGGTACTACCCTACTTGAAGGGAGATAAACCACCTGAAATAAAGGTGGTACACATAATTAATGAGGAGCAACCAGACTTCTTTAGTAAATCACCTCAAGAAGGCTTGATAGAAGCATTGGAATATTATAAGGTCAAACATCCTCAGATAGTCTATGCACAAGCTGTACTTGAAACTGGTCATTTTAAGTCAGACTTATGTCTGAATGGTAATAACCTATTTGGATTGTATAACAGCAAGAAGCACAGGTATTATACATTTGACCATTGGAAAGACTGCATCATAGCTTACAAAGAGATGATACAGTATAAGTACAAAGATGGTGATGATTATCTAAACTTTCTTAAAGAAATTGGATATGCTGAAGATTCTGAGTATATTTGTAAACTTAAGAAATTAATTAAAAATCCACCGTAATATGGAAGAAGAATGGAAAGATATTACTAACTTTGAAGGGTTATATCAAGTTAGTAATTTAGGTAGGGTAAAAAGCTTACCCAAAGTAGGCTCTGGAGGGCATAATGGGATTATTTTATCTCAGAGTAAAGATAAAGATGGGTATCTATTAGTATATTTATATGCTAACAGAAAGAAAGTTGCTTGTAAAGTGCATAGGTTGGTAGCTAAAGCTTTTATTCCTAATCCTAATAACTTTCCACAAGTAAATCATAAAGACGAAATCAAGAGTAATAATTGCTTTACTAATCTTGAATGGTGCAACCCTTCTTATAATAATTCTTATGGAAAAGGGAATATCAATAGAGCCAATTCAAAAAGAGTTCCTATTCTACAACTTGATATGAATGATAATATTATCAGGGAGTTTAACTCAGCAAAAGAGGCTGAATCTACTCTTGGATTTAATAGTTCAAACATAACCAATTGCTGTAGAGGAAAGTATAAAAGTATGTATGGATATAAGTGGAAATATAAACAATGACAAGAGAAGAAGTGAATAACTTGGCTTTGTCTAAGATAGATAAGGCTAAGTACTTGATACTTGAGTTGATAACTGGAATGGGTAAGACCAAGGTAGCAATAGACCTCATTAATCATATATGTGATAGGGTATTCAGGAATGATGAAAGCCCTACTACTATACTTATCCTTGTGGCAAAGACTGTGCATAAGCAGACTTGGAAGGATGAGATTGAGAAATGGGGAGGTATCAAGTCTGACTATATTACCATTGAATGCTATGAGTCACTAAAGAACTATGAGAACTCATACTTTGATGTAGTAGTGGCAGATGAGATGCAGCATTTGTCAGAAGCAAGAATTGATGTATTGGAGACTATCCATATCAATGAGTCTTTCATTGGATTGTCTGCCACTATCAAGAGAGGTATGAGGGATTATTTCATCTACAACCACAAGGCTGAGGTCATTAAGTGTGGTCTCAAGGAAGCTGTAGAAGATGAAGTATTGCCTGAACCTACAGTATATCTACTGCCTTTGACTTTGGACACTACTAATTATACCTATAAGGTTAAGAGGTTTGGTCGTGATATAATCACCACTCAGAAAGGTTATTATGATAGTATCTCTTCACTTATAGAGTGGTACAAGAATAAGTACTTTAACTCAAGAAATGAGAGGATAAAGAACTTATGGCTTTCAACAGCAGGCAAAAGGCTGAAGTGGTGTGCTGAACAGAAGGAAGCCCTTGTACTATCTCTTCTTGACAAGTTCAGGAATTACAAGACCTTGACTTTCTGTAGTAGTATTGAACAGTCAGAGAGGTTAGGTAAATACAATATCACCTCAAAGAATAAGGCTTCAGTGAAGAACCTTGAGATGTTTAATCTTAACAAGATTAAGCATATCACTGCCTGTAATATACTCAATGAAGGTGTGAACTTGACTAATTGTAGGATAGGTATATTCTGCAACTTGAATAGTTCGGAGATTGTAGTAAAGCAAAGAGTTGGTAGAATACTTAGACACAAATCTCCTATTATCATCATACCTTATTTCAAGGATACAAGGGAAGAAGAACTTGTGCAGAAGATGATAGAGGAGTATTCTGAGGATTCTATCATTAGTGTTGATAGTATTAATGACATTAAGCTATGACAATTTGTTTAAGTAAAGAAGGATGTCAGAAGAACAACATTAGTCTTGCTGAGGCTCTCTTGATGCTTGCCATCCATAATAATGCTGACCTTGATACAGCTCAGAAGGAGCTGATTAAGAAGGGCTATATAACTGCTAATAGGGATGACTTATTCCAACAGATTGGATGGAGACTTACTAATAAAGGCACTGAGGTAATAGATTCTGTGATTGTGGATTCTGATAAGAAGCAGGAACCTAATGACAGGTTAATTCAGTTGGCTACAAGGCTCAAAGAGATATTTCCTAAAGGCAAAAAAGATGGCACTAACTATTATTGGGCAGATGGAGTAGCTTTGATTGTACGAAGATTAAAGTTATTCTTCAAGAAATATGGAAATACTTATACTGATGAGCAAATCATACAGGCAACCAGTAAGTATGTGGAAGGTTTCAATGGAAACTATACATATATGAGGTTATTAAAGTATTTCATATTCAAAGAGAAAGTTGGTGCTGCTGGTGAGGTTGAGGGGGACTCAGAATTGATTAGTTACATTGAGAATGCTGGTCAAGAAGAGAATTTAAGAAATGATTGGACTTCTACAATTAACTGATTATGAGTAGATTTAAGCAAGTAATGGGAAATCTGAGGTTAAGGAGGGAGAGAGTTCTTAATGGACTTTATAATTGTATTCCTTTCCCTTTTCCAAGGTTTAGAGCATGGGTTCCAGGCATTGAAACTGCTAAGTTCATAGTGGTGACTGCCAATCAAAAGGTAAAAGCTAGTTAATTCATTTATTCTATTGTAGAATTGGAAATTTTGTTTTATATTTGCAGTAACAAATATGAAATAATATGGAAAAGATTACAAGAGAATTATTAAAAGTATCTGGTATTTACTGTATAGAGAATAAGATTAATCACAAGTCTTATATAGGAAGTTCAAAGAATTTGTATCAAAGATTATTAAAACATTTTGCATTGTTGAGACATAATAGACATGAGAATGCTCATTTGCAGAATGCTTGGAACAAATATGGTGAAAGTTCATTTGAATGGTCTATAATTGAGACATGTGATACCTCTATATTAACTGAAAGAGAACAATATTGTATTGACTTATTTGGAGCAGAATATAACATTACAAAGAAAGTGGAGAGAAATATTCTGTCCAAGGAATCAAGAATAAAACAAGGAGAGACAAGAAGAAGATTGCATGAAGAGGGAAAGTTGAAGTGGAATTTTAACCCAGTCCCTATATATGTATATAACCTTGATGGGAACTTGCTTTTTGTCAACCCAAAGGGACTGAAAGATACTGCAAGTAAACTTGGTATAGCACCATCAAGTATCTGTAGGGTACTTAATGGTAAGTATCAACAGTGTAAGGGATATAGGTTCTCTTACAAGCTTGAAGAGTTAAGTCCTTTAGTTATTAATTCGGTTAAACAAAATACCAAATATGAGAATTATAAGCACTGCCGTGTAGTGGAGTAATCTATTATATTATAACACCTGAATATCCTCGGAGGCTAAGTCAAGGAATTGATATGCTAACTTGAGGAGGCATAGGCTATATAAGAAGTTGCGGAGCCTTATATAGATTCAGCCCCAGAGACTAAATGCAGGTGCATCCTATGAAGTACAAGTAGGATGAAGACATAGTCCAGACCACAAACAGTTAAAACTGGTAGTGAAAACTATAGTGGTAAGAGGTAAATCAAAGTTCTGTGATTATCTATTTGTATATGAACCATTGTTCTTTATATTGGAGCATCCTGAGATGAGAGTTAAGGTTCTTTACTTTACTTTGGAGATGAGTCCAGAGGAAAAGTATAATGAGTTCTTGTGTCATCTATTGTTTAGATTGGATGGAATAGAGGTATCTCCCACTGAACTGAAAAGTACAGATAGAGACCATCCTATTGATGAGAAGATTCTTGAATTACTTGAATCTGATAAGTATCAGAGATATATCAAGGCATTCGAGGATATGGTTGAGTATATTGATGACCAAAGGAATCCTACAGGAATCAATAAGTATTGTAGGGATTATGCCTTAACTCATGGACATCTTAACTTCAAGAAAGGTAAGAGGAAAGACCCTATCACAGATGAAATCATAGATGCAGATGTGGTAGACAATGACAATCCTTATACCCCAGATGACCCAGAGGAAAGGAGGATAATCATCATAGATAATGCCTCAAATCTATCTCTTGAAAGTGGATTGAAGAAGATGGAAACTATTGATAAGATGAGTAAGTATGGTATTACTCTCAGAAATCAATTGAAATTCATCTTTGTATTGATTCAGCATCAAGCACAGGCTCAAGAAGGTATTGAGAACCAAAAGCTGAATAAGCTTAAACCATCTTCTGATGGTCTTGCAGATTGTAAGACTACTACCAGAGATGCCAATATGGTTATAGGTCTCTATAGTCCATTCAAGTATGGGCTGAGAGAGTATGAAGGATATGATATAACCAAGTTCAGGAATCATATAAGGTTCATGGAGGTGATTGAAGATAGAGACTATGGAGCAAATGGTCAAATCTGTCCTTTATTCTTTGATGGTGCAGTGAGTACATTTTATGAACTCCCAAGACCTGATGATAGAGAAGCATTACAGAGAGTATATAACTATATGGAATCAAGGAAGAGCAAAACTGCTAAGACTTTCTTTAGTTATGGAATAAATAAAATGAATAGAAAGTTGCACAGGTGGAAAATATTTCATAAGTTTGCAACCCTTTTCAAGTAAAAGTAACACTATAAAACAAAAAACAATGGCAAAGATTTTAGTTTTGGCAAAAAGTGGATTTGGAAAAACCACTTCCTATTGTGGTAGGGAGAAGTTAGGTATTAAGGGGCTTGACCCAAAGGAAACTTATGTTATCCAGTGTATTGGTAGGGGTGTTCCTAACCCTAACTTCAAATTGATTGAAGGCAACATTGGAGTGGAGAATGTAGGTAAGCCCACACAGAAGCTTGTAAATGCAAATGCCCTTGCCACAGGAAACAGAGTACAGGTAGATAGTCTTACAGGACTTGACAGATTTGCAGCAGTTGCAGAGATTGTCAATATAATGAAGAAATCACCTTATAAGAATGTTCTTATAGATGATATGAACTATCTTGCTCAGGATTTCTATATGGCAAATGCCATGAAAGGTGGGTGGGATACTCCTAAGCAGATTGGCTATGGAATGGGTCTCATCTTTGATGCTTTCAAGGGATTCCCTGAAGATAAGAATATCATTTGTTGTGCCCATTATGAAGAGTATAAGGACAAGAATGGTGATTCCATTTCATATAAGTTCAAGACCACTGGAAAGATGGTAGCATAGTCTGCCATTATCTATCTAATTGCTGGAACACCCTAAAGACAACTAAACTACAAAGTAATTGGTGACAATAAGCTTGAATGTTTGAAAATTAGTTGTATTCTTAGTGATGGAGGAATGGGCAATCAGCAGCCAAGGGACTTTATGAGTTCAAGGTTCATCGACTATCCCCTGTTGTGGGGGAGTACATTTATAAAGTAATCAATTATAATTGGAAATGGTAGACAATAGAGAAGTATATATTTATGTATTAAAGCATCCAGACACTTTAGAAATAAGATATGTTGGTAAAACAGTAAGAAAATTAAGTAGAAGATTAGGAAATCATATTGCAAATGCTAAAGGTAATAAACATAATAAGCATTTAAGTAATTGGATTCTTAGTATTCTAAAAGAAGGTAAAAGACCTATAATAGAACTCTTAGAAACTTGTCAAAGTAATAATTGGCAAGAAAGAGAGCAATATTGGATTTCTAAATTTCCTAATTTAATAAATCTTACTACTGGAGGAGATGGGTGCATTGGTTTTATTCATGATTCTAAAACTATAGAGAAGATTAGACAAGCAAAACTTGGTACTAAACACTCTGTAAAATTTAAAGAAGCTATGAGTAAAAGACTTAAAGGTATGCCTCTTAGCAAAGAACATAAAAGTAAAATAGGTTTAGCTAATAAAGGAAGAAAAGCTTCTATAGAAACAAAAATAAAGCTATCAGAAGCACATAAAGGAATAAAACAAAGTGAAGAAAGCAGAAGAAAAAGAAGTGAATCTATTAAACTTTGGTGGGCTAAGAGAAAATCTATTGAAGATATAGTCAAATCTTAATAGAAATATTAAGGAAACATAGTAGAATGATTACCTACATAAGTTATGTTTCATAAAATGGGATGATTACATCACACCAGAAGGTAAGTTTGATATTATCCTCTTTGGCAAGGTAGGATATGATGCAGAAAACAAGAGACCTATCAAGCACTTTGTCAAGGAGTTTGATGGAGAATATCCTGCTAAAGACAGTCTTGGTGCATTGGATGACCTTCCTGATGAGATTCCTAATGATTTGTCTATAGTAGTAGACAAATTGAGGGAGATTTATGGATAGAAATGAGACTGTAAGAATATCAAGGTTGGCTGCCTTTGGTGGACTTACTGAAACTGATGTCAATATGGTGTTGATGCAATACTGCATAGAACAGGGCAAGCCTTACTATGAGACTACCCTGTTTATAACACATATATTAAGGGATAGGCAATTAATGGCATATTGCTTTAACTTTGCATTAAGTTTCTATGAGAGAAAGTTCACAATATATAAGCTATGGAGTGCTCCCAATCCATTAAATAACATGGGGCAAGAAAGAAAGTTATTACAAATCTTTTAATAGTAAGAAAATATGAAAACATTAACAGTAAGACAGTTTGCAGGTGTAAAAAGAATTGCACAGAATGTTAATCCTTTGGTAGTGAAGAAGAATAAGATTGCTGCCAAGATTGATGAACTCAATGCAGAGTACAATGCTCTGACTGAGGAGATTGAGGGACATGAGATGGGTGTCAAGGCTTTGACAGGTGGTCTCACAAGTGAAGACTTGGTTGTCAAGAAGGTAGAAGATACTGGCAAGGTTGATAAGGATGGTAGACCTATTAAAAAAGTTGATTATATCCCCAATCCTAACACACTAGTATTTAATGAAGGAACTAGAGTATATGAAATTCATATAGAAGAGCCTGCTATTGATAATGTTGCTCCTGAGACAGTAGATGATACTGAGAAGGCACCTGAGACAGAAGTAAAAGCTGATGAAGAGGCTCCTTTTGACCCTACTAATCCTTTCAACAATGGTGCAGAAGATGGTGATAAACTGCCCTTTGAAGAGTAATCAGAGTAGTAAGAAATAGAATCAAGAACAAGAAAAATCATTAGAAAGATGAAAAAGACAAATTTTGCATTTATGGCATTTGCATCAGGCAAGGAATCTACTGAGGGTAATGCAGTAAAGAGATATACAGGTGTAGCTCCTGTATTTGTTTTGGCTGTAAATCCTAACAAGGCAGAGTTAGAGAAACTCTATAATACCCAGCTTGAAAATGACCCTGAGTATCTGAGTGAAGTTGAGGTAGGTGAGGACAAGCACAAGGTACAGAATGTCAGACTTGATTTCATTGTTAAGACTGATGCTGAGAAGTGTGGTGGTATTGAGTTTACCACTAAGGTAGCTTTCTTCATCAGAAAGGAATACAGATACAATAGAGACCAGACTAAGGTACAGGTAATTGATAAGTATGGTAGAACTGCTTGGGTTACTGTAGAGCAGGCTAAGGCACATGAAATTCCTGTATATAAGAATGGTCCTGCCAATATTGATAAGGACTACAGACCTGCTTATCATGGTGAGGAAGAGCTTACTAACTTCATCAAGGCATACCTCAACATTACTAATGTAATGAAGTATGTCAATAATACTTGGGTTATGGTAGACAAACCTGAGGATTGTGAAGCAAGACTTGAGAGCATTGCTGAGTACTTCAAGGGTAATTTCAAGGAGCTGAGAGATGTTATTGCATTGCAGCCTAATAACAAGGTTAAGGTATTGTTTGGTGTAAGAACCACTGATGATAACAAGCAGTATCAGGCTGTTTATAATCAGATGTTCTTGAAGAACAATATCATTGACTACAGTAAGTTGAATGCAGACTTGCAGGAAAGAAAGGCTGCTGGTGCATATCCTACTACTGAGTTCACTGTGGGTGACTTGAAGGAGTATGATGTAGAATCTACAGACCTCAGTAACTCTGGTGCAGCAGGTGATATGCCTTTCCCTGCTGGTGATACTGCTGGTGGTACACCTTGGGATTTTGGTAAGTAAGTAGTAATTTCTAAAAAAAAAAGCAATGGCAATCAGCAAAGGTAAATCTTCTGTGAGCCTTGATGATATTCTAAGTAAAGTGACAGAAGCAGACATTCTGTCATATTACTTAGGAGTCACAGAGGTTCCTTGTATTATAAATAGTCCTCTTAGACAGGACAGGAGGCCTTCTTTTGGTCTTTATTCTACTGATGGTAGAAGAATATTTTACACAGATTTATCCACGAGGGATAGAGGAGGTCTGTTTGACCTACTTGGTCATATGTGGAACTGTGGTTATAAGGAAGTTCTAACAAGGGTTAATGAGGACATTTCAAAGTTCTGTGGTGGTGCCAATATTCATTCATATACTCCCTGTGCTGTAAGAAGTACAAGTAGTTACAACAAAGATACAGACTTGCAGTGCAAAGTCAGAGATTGGAGGAGTTATGATATTGAATACTGGGCATCCTATGGTATAACTTTAGAATGGCTCAAGTATGCAGAGGTTTATCCCATATCTCATAAGATTGTCATAAAGGATGGTCATAGATATGTGTTTGGAGCTGATAAGTATGCCTATGCTTATGTAGAACACAAGGAAGGTAAAGTTACTCTAAAGATATACCAGCCTTTTAATAAAGCTGGTTATAAGTGGAGTAATAAGCATGACAATTCTGTAGTGAGCCTATGGACTAAAGTACCTGAGTATGGGGAACAGATTTGCATTTGTTCTTCATTGAAAGATGCTCTATGTCTATGGGCTAATACAGGTATTCCATCTCTTGCCATTCAAGGTGAGGGGTATAGGATGAGTGATACTGCAATTAGTGAGCTGAAAAGAAGATATAAACAGGTCTTCATTTGCTTGGATAATGATGAGCCAGGATTAAAGGATGCTCAGAAATTAGCTGAGGAAACAGGCTTTACTAATGTAGTATTACCTCCTTTTAATGAAGGGAAAGATATTTCAGACTTGTATAAGGCTAAGGGCAAAGATGAGTTCCTTAGAATAATCAAGCCTTTATTCAACTCTTCAAGACAAGAGGACAATGACTGGGATGATTTGCCCTTTTGTATAGATTAAAGTTTCAATAAGTCCAATTTATAAAAAAAAAGTGAAAACATGGAAGCAAGAAAAATTACAGTCGTACAGACTAAGAATCAGAAAAAGAGTGTTATCATGTCAGCAGCCACGACCCTTGCTGAGTTGAAGAGTGACCTGAGAGCCAATGGCATTGACTATGATGGTATGACCTTCTTTGAGGGCACATCAAAGGTTGAATTGAAGAATGGTGCTTCAGTTCTGCCACATGATGTTCCTTATAAGGGTACTATCACAAATGAGTTGGTTTTCATGCTTACTAACACCAACAAGAAAATCAGAAGTGGTGCTGTTGCAATGAGTAGAGCTGAGGCATATAATGCTATCAAATCTATGGGTTTGCAGGATGCTTGTGTAAAGAAGTTTGGTAAAAACTTTACTATGTGTAAGACTGCTGACCTTATTGCATTGGTACAGAGTAATGGTGCTTCAAAACCTGCACCTGCTGCTCCCAAGGCAGAAGCTTCTAAGGCAGAGACTAAGAAGGAGGAAAAGGTAGAAGCACCTGCAAATACTCCTGAAGCAAGTGCTCCTGTAGCACCTGCAAGCAATGGTGGTGAATGTGTTGATACTATAGCAAGAGCTGCTATTAGTAAGCTGGTAGAGATTCTTGAGGACAATGGCACAATTGAAGATTATGAGAAAGAGGAAGTGCTTGGTATTCTTGGAGGTGAAGTAGCTGTAGCTGCTGTACCATCTGAGGAATATAAGCCTAAGTCAGCTTCTCCTTACTCTGATGATGAGATTGATGATATGTTCGCAGGAATGGGTGTCAATTAACAAGGGTAAGTAACAGTAGGTAAGGAGGTTAGAAATGCCCCCTTACCTACTTTTTTTTTTACAGTAATATGAGTGGAGAAACAATTAAATTAATTGAGGAGAAGATAGAAGAACTATATAACTCCTTGATGGACAGACCACTCCGAGTATTAAGCATATTCAATGATTTCTTTGGAGAGGACAAAGTTGATATGCAAGGATATTGGAGTTTGGACAAGTTCAAATCTTGGTTAAAGATAGAATCTTTGGCTACTTATATTCCTGATGGTAGTATTGCAGGCATGAGCAGTAATGATTGGAGCATGTTCAAGACATTTGCTATTACTGATTTACCTGAAAACCAAGTAGAAAAGGTTGTAAATGTGCTTACAAGCAGTACTACAGTAAAGGATAGGATTGGTAATGCCAAATTCAATGGTATATTCATCCTTGTGCATTTTCCTTATGTAAGGGTAACTAATGAGCATGATAGGTTTGTGAATATTAACCATCTATGGGCTAAGGTGAAGGTAATGTATAATGGCACATTAAATGGTGGATTTACACTTAACAGGTCAGAATATACTATGCTTCATATTAGTAGTGGGTATATGCACAGCCATATTAGTAGCATTCCTACAAGTAACTTTGCTAATTTCCAGAGTCCTTGTACAGGTAGTGGTCCTATTAATGGTACTATCAGTGCCCTTAATAGAGATTATGATGAGGATATGTGGAATATGTTTTGTCTTGAATTAAGTAAGTATGTAACTGTAGAATCCATTGCTGGCAGACCTTATAAATATTTGGAAAGGTTAGGTACTAATAACATGGAGATGGGTGTGGACAGGTTTGTTACATATCTATCACCAGACTACTATGGGGATGCTCTTAGTTCTGATAAGTTGAAGGAGTTTGTAAGAGGCTTTATCAATTCAAAGAAACTTAAATTCAATTATGTAAATGGCTCTTATTCTATTGGTATGTCACTTATTGAGTTTATTGTACTTATTAGCAATGAATTTATTAAGTGGTATAATGACCAGTTTAATAAAGAGGAGCTAACTGCCAAGTTTGCAGAATTGAAGGGGAAAGGTATCTTGAAAGAGTGTATCATAGATAATGGGAAGATTTACTATGATGAAGGTGGGAACAATGTAAATACCTATGCCCAATATATAGGCAAGAAGGTTTGCATATTCAAGGGAAGAGAGGTTACTATTGATATTACAGATATTGCTGAGGTAAGGAATGAGAATAAGAGTATAATTCTTAATACTCATACTGCACTATACATATTAGCAACAATACTTAAAGTGTTAAATTATAGATATGGAAGAAGTAAAGCAACCCACGAAAGTAATCAGCTTGGTACAGAAGTCAGGTACTTATAATTATAAGCTGATTATCCCAGCAGAAGTGGAGAGAAAGATAAGATTTGCCTGCCAAAAGGTGTGGAGTACTGAATGGTCAGGTACACTATTCTTTACACATGAAGGTTCATTTGAAAATAATGACCTTGTAATAAGATGTGTGGATATTTACATTATGGATATTGGTACTCAAGCCTATACAGAGTTTGATATGAATCCTGATGTGATAGCCTATATGTGTGAGAATCCTGAGCTACTTGATTGCCAAATGGGTCTTATACATTCCCATAACAATATGAGTACTTTCTTTAGTGGTACAGATACTGCAACACTAAGGGAAGAGGGTATAGATAGGAATAACTTTGTATCCCTTATTGTGAATAATGCAGGTACTTATACTGCTGCAATTACAAGGAGGGTTAAATCAAAGCAGGTCAAAGAATCTGTGTCTTATGAGTTCTTTGGTGATGGTGAAAAGCATGATACTAAGGAATATGTAAGTAGTGCAGATGAAATTGAATGGTTCTATCTTAAAATAGAGAAGGAAGGTGAGAATTATTCCTTTCCAGACATGGCAGCAAGACTTGAGGAAATCAAGCAAGCTAAAGCAGAAAGGGCAGAGAAAGCCAAGAAAGCTCAAACACCTGTATATCAAGGTGGCTATAAACCTGTTATTGCTAATTCCTATGGTACAAAGGCAGGTCCAGCAAATCTTGTCAAGAAGGAAGCTGATAAGCCTAAGGTAGTTCAGCCAACTCTCTTTGATAATGCAGATGACTTGCCATTTGAAGAGGGGTATGACATACCTTATGGTCATGTATCATTTGATAAGGTTACTTTGAAATCTCTTGTACTTCAATTGATTATAGGTAGTATTATCATTTCTAATGATAGTAAGATTGACATTACTAAATGGGCTAAGTCAATGCCTACACTGTATGAAAAGAGGTTTGGTAAAGGCAAAGTTGGCATGGATAATTTCAAGATATGGGCAGAGACCTATACAGAGTATCTGACATGGTATATAACAGATGAGAAATTAGAAGAGCTTGGCTTTGATGAAACAGAAATTTGTGCTATTTGTGCCCATGATATGATAGAGGAGCTTACAAAACTTCCTGAAAATGATTATATCAAAGGGTATATTGATGCACTTCAAAAGTATTTAGTATTATGACAAATAGTGAAATAGAAAACAGAGTAGCAGAATCTGAGAGAGCTTTAGAAGAAGCTATTGAAGAGTTCAACTCAGTAGAAGAGTATGAAGAGGCTCTTCAGAATCTTGATAGTGATTCACCTTTGACAGAGGAAGAACAAGCTATCCTTGACCAAGCTGTAGAAGATGCACATCAGGAGATACCTACAAACTCTGCAACTTTGCTTGTGGATGAAGCTACAAGTAGGTTTAGTTCTGCCATTTGGTATGAGAACATTCAGAAGAAGACTGTCATTTTGGCAGGTGTGGGTGGTATTGGTAGCTATGTAGGCTTCTTATTGGCAAGAATGAAGCCAGCTTCCATGTTTATCTATGATGATGACATAGTGGAAATTGTCAACATGTCAGGTCAGTTATATGGTCAATCTGATTTAGGTAGACCTAAAGTATTTGCACTGGCTGAGATGATTAGAAACTATGCTGACTACAGCAGTGTCTTTGCAATAAGTGAAAGATTCACTGATGAATCTGAGGCATCAGACATTATGATTTGTGGCTTTGATAACATGGCAGCAAGAAGACTTTTCTTTAATAAATGGGTAAATCATGTTCAATCCAAACCAGAGGAGGAGAGAAAGAATTGCTTATTTATTGATGGCAGATTAGCAGCAGAAGAGTTTCAGGTATTGTGTATCAAGGGAGATGATGAGTACAACATTAATAGGTACAATAATGAGTTCCTATTCTCTGATGCAGAAGCTGATGAAACTATCTGCTCCTATAAACAAACTACCTTCTGTGCAAATATGATTGCATCTTATATGGTTAATTTGTTTGTAAACTTCTGTGCTAATCAATGTGAGCCTCTCATTGATAGAGACCTGCCATTCCTTACCACATATAATGCAGAAACAATGTATCTTAAAACTGAAGTATAATGGAATTTAACCCAAGATTTGCATATAATGTAATGGGTGTTTTCAATAGCAGTGAGTCTGGTAATCCAGACCAGCTTGAAATGAATCTGTCTCTTGATAGTAACAATGTATTTAGAAGAAGCCTTGTCATTGAAGTAAACAATGATGAGGTAGAGATACCTGTGATTGCAAGAGAACACTTTGAGAAGCTGGTTTCAGACAATATGGCTTATCCCACAATTATGGGAATCAAGAGGATAATACTGCCATTATATGATAATGCACCAAGCCAAGAAAGAAGAACCTTTGATAGTATCATAACTCAATTATTTACTAATGTAGGATATGGTAAAAGATTGCAGAAGATAATTACCAATAAGGATGAAGTGTATTATGGTGGTAAAGGTATCATCTTTGATGAGAGCTACACTCCATTACTATTATGTACATTAACTGCAAGAAGTGTACATACTGAGGACAATGGTAATACTATGGTCTATTACAGACCTGTATGCCATGTCAGTCCCAAAGTATTCTTAGAGTCTGATAAGTTGATTAATAAAGGCATCATCAAGAAATTGATTCCCTATTATACAAGTAGGGATATAAATTTCCCAAGAAACAATTACAGCTTCAGCAGTAATCCAGAAGACAGGAAAGTAAAGGTCATAGTAGATAATTTCAATAAGTTCTTTGTAGAACCTATTAAACCTACTCCATCTGCCTGCTCTAATGATGCACTGAATGAATGCCTTATTGACAATATTGATGACATAATGATGTTGATGTGACATTAGATGAATACTTTGGAGATTGGATGAAGGTAATTGATAGGACAGAGCTTAATAATGTAATGGCTAAGGTTGGGCAAGAATACAGGAGAAAGCCTTTGTGTCCTGCCCAATCTGATGTATTCAGAGCATTTGAGCTTTGCCCTCTCAATGACTTGAAAGTAGTTATGTTAGGTCAAGACCCCTATCCACAAAAGGGAGTGGCAACTGGAGTATTATTCGGGAATAGAAAGGAAGTTGATGAGGATAACTTATCTCCTTCATTAAATGTTGTTAAAGAGGCAGCAATTAATTTTGAAGTTCCACATTATTGTATTACCTTTGACCAAACTTTAGAAAGTTGGGCTAAACAAGGGATACTAATGATAAACTCTGCACTCACTGTAGAAATGAATAGGATAGGTTCCCATGTGATGTTGTGGAGACCTTTCATAGCTAAATTGCTAAAGAACTTGTCTGAATATAATACAGCTATAGTATATGTATTGTTTGGCAGACAAGCCCAAACCTTCAAACCTTATATTAATGATAGGTTCAATCATATTATAGAGATTGAACATCCTGCATATTTTGCAAGGAGTGGTACTAAGATGCCACATCAGCTATTTGTTGATATAAGTAATAAGGTAAAAGAGATTTATGGTGTGCCTATAAAATGGTACGAAGAGTATTAATACTAAACAAAAAAAAAATGGAAAAGATTTATTTGACAAATGGTAAGGAAGTACAGATTGGAGACACTCTGACTAAAGCATCTAAGGTAGTAGATCCTTTCTTTGGTGAGGGTACTGCAGTTCAGCACATTGTGGTAATTAAGGGCATTCTCCCTAAGCTCCTTGAGGCTGGCATTGTTACTACTACCAAGCCTGCAAAGTCTGCTGTGGTTGAATCTGAGGTTCCTATGGAGTTGGAGTACTACATTCAGAAGATTGCAGAAAAACTTGGTTGGAAGATTGAGAAGGTCTATAACTATCTCAATAGTGTAGATACTATTCTTCCTGCTGCTGCATTCTCTATGGTACTTAGAGAAGTAGCCATTGAGTTGGACAAGAAGTATGAGGACCATATTGAGAAGAGTCCTGAGATTTATGTAATCTCTATGCTTGATGGTAGAATCACTAAGGCTAACAAAGCCCACATCAAGAACTACAGGAACTTCGCAGCATTCAGGACTATTGAGGATGCTAAGATTGCTTGCAGAATTACAAGAGACATTCTTAAAGAAATGTTCAAAAGTGGCAAATAAGAAGATTAGGAATGCCACACAGAGTAGTTCTAAGGGTATAACATTCAAATCCCAGTTGGAGAAGAGCATATACAATACTCTTCTTCAACAAGGGTTTGAGCCTCAATATGAGCCAACTACCTTTACTTTATGGGAGGGTTTTGAGCCTATTACCCCATATTATGATAAGGAGACTGACAAGCAGAAAATCAAAAGATTATCAGAGGGTATAGACACCCGTGCTCCAAAGATACTAATTCAGAAAACAGGTAAAATTGTTGGTATCAGATATACACCAGACTTTTATTTCAAATATAATGACCTCAATGTTTATATTGAAGCCAAAGGGATAGAGAATGATGTATTCTATATCAAGAAAAAGATGTTTATAAAATATCTTGATAACCTATACACTGAAAAAGGTGAAAAGTCTATCTATTTTGAGGTATATACCAAGAAACAACTCTTGCAGGCAATAGAAATTATCAAGAGTTATGGACAATAGAGAACCAATAGACAGAATAAAGGCTTTGATTCCCTCATTGCCTGAGGGAGATGCAAAGCTTGCACATAAGTTCTTGAATAGTAGGGACTTTGAGTCTCTCCAACTCTTAGTTGATTCATCTCTTGTCAGAGTAAAGAAAGGTCTCAGTAAGGAAAATCCTAAAGAGGAGTATCTGAAAGCAGACCTTGGAGAAATGAGGAAATTGAAGTCAGAAATAGATACTTACTGTGAGGCTCTTGAGTTGCCAGAGCAGGAGGATGAGTATGAAGATTTCAGTAGTGAGGAATACAATCAAGATTATTATTAATGGAGAGGAAATCTTTAAGAAGTATATCTTGGGATGTGTCTGAAGAAACATATAGGGCAGACCCAGCATTAAGCTATTCAACCCTTGCAAGATATGAGAGAGGGGGATTCAATAACTTGGATAAATTATTTGACAGGTTAGAGACATCTTCTCTTACTTTTGGTAGTGCTGTAGACAGCATTATTACAGGTGGTCAAGAAGAGTTTGATGAAAGGTTTATGGTTGCTGGGTTTCCTTCTACTCCAGACTCTATTACAAAGATGGTAAAATCTTTGTTCAGTCAGTATGGAGATTCTTATAGGAGTCTTATTACAATTCCTGATGATGCAATCATTAAGGAGACTGAATATCAGAGTTATCAGATGAACTGGAAGCCTGAGACAAGGGCTAAGGTTATTAAGGAGAAAGGAGCTGACTACTATAACCTGTTATTTATAGCAGGCAGCAAGACTATACTTGATACTCAGACCTATCAAGATGTGTGCAATGCAGTAAAAGCATTGAAAGAGAGCAAGTCCACTCAGTTCTACTTTGCAGAGGATAACCCATTTGAGCCAGATATTGAAAGATTCTATCAATTGAAGTTCAAAGGAGAGTTCAATGGTGTAAAGTATAGGAATATGGCTGACTTAATCATAGTCAATCATAAGGAGAAGTGGGTAAAGCCAGTAGATTTGAAAACAAGTTCCCATACAGAGTGGGATTTCTATAAATCCTTTGTAGATTGGAGATATGATATTCAAGCCAGACTATATTGGGCTATTATAAGGCAGAATATGGATAAGGATGAGTACTTCAAAGACTTCAAGCTGTTTGACTATGATTTCATTGTAGTCAATAGGAGAATCCTTGTTCCATTGGTGTGGACTTGTCCATTTACACAGGCAGTAGGTACATTGAAATTTGGAAAGAATAGCCAAATAGAAATGAGAAGTCCTTTTGTGATAGGAGAAGAGCTTTCTTCATATCTCACTTCAAGACCAAAGGTGCCTATGGGTATTAGTGAGACTGGTCCCAATAATTTAAGAGAATGGTTAAATACATTGTAATATGCAAGTAGTAAAAAGAGATGGCAATATAGAGGAATTTAATGTTGATAAGATTATAAGTGCTGTAGAAAAAGCCTTTAAATCTTGCAACAAGAAAATGCCTCAATATTTGTATGATATGCTAGGTGCTTTATTTGGCACTTTGAGAGGGGATATTATAGGTATTGAGGAGATACAGAATAAGGTTGAGGATGTTCTTATGAATGATAAACACTTTGATGTAGCAAAGAAATATATCATTTATAGAGAACAACATAAGCAGGCAAGATTCATTAGGGAAAGAATTGACTATATGAATGAGTATAGTCAATCTAATGAGAATGCAGCTACTTCATCAGAGACAGATGCCAATGCAAATGTAACTATGAAGAATGTTGCTAATCTTGAGGGTGAAGTGTATAAGACTACTAATAGGGTTATTCAGAGGCAAAGAATGAAAGACAAGCTGAATGAAATGTACCCTGAAGTAGCCAAGAAGTATGAGGAGGATTTGAACTTTCACATAATTTATACACATGATGAGGCTACTACTCCTGTCTTGAAGCAGTATTGCATGGCTGTGAGTCTATATCCTCTTATGATGGAAGGAGTTGGCAATATTGATGGTATCACTCCAACACCCCCTAATGATTTGCAGTCATTCAGTGGTCAAGTAACCAATCTTATCTTCTTGCTATCTTCTCAGTGTAAGGGTGCAGTGGCAGTAGGTGAATACTTTATTGCCCTTAACTATTACATTGTACAGGAGTTTGGTCCTAACTGGTATGAAAAGCTGGATGTAGTAACTACTACAGACCATTGTAGTAAGCAAAGAACTATAAGAGATGCCATATATAAAGCATTCAAACAATTCATTTATGGTGTAAACCAGCCTGCTGGTAATAGGTCATATCAGAGTCCATTTACCAATGTGTCTTATTATGACCACACCTATTTTGATTCATTGTTTGGAGAGTTCTATTACCCTGATGGTACTAAGCCTCAATGGGAAGCAGTAGATTGCCTGCAAAGGCTGTTTATGAAGTTCTTCAATAAGCTGAGAACTAAGCAGATTCTTACATTCCCTGTGGAGACAATGGCTATGGTGTATGACCCAAAGACCAATGATATTATAGATAAGGACTATAAGGACTTTACTGCTGAAATGTATGCAGAGGGTCATAGTTTCTTCACCTATATATCTGACAGTGCTGACAGTCTTGCATCATGTTGTAGATTGAGGAATGAACTTGCAGAGAATACTTTCAATCCTACATCAGGTCTTACTGGTGTTATGACAGGTAGTTGTAATGTGATTACCTTGAATATCAATAGGATTGTGCAAGATTGTGCTAATAAACATGATTACTTCAGTGAGATACCTTTGGTGGAAAGGGCAGGATTAATATCAGTTAAGGGAAGATTTTATGATGTTTTGAAACAGGACTTGGTTAATATTCTTGAAAGAGCATATAAGTACCACATAGCCTTCAAAACCATGCTCTATGAACTTGAAGATAAGGGTATGTTTGCTGCTTCAAATGGTGGATATATCCATATCAGTAAGTTGTACAGCACTATTGGTATTAATGGCTTGAATGAGGCTGCAAGGTTCTTAGGTATGACTGTTGGTAACAATAAGGAATATATTGAGTTCCTGCAATTGGTTCTTGGTACTATTAAAGAGCAGAATAAGATACATTCTATCCATGATGCTAATAGACCATTCTTATTCAATTCTGAGGTAGTTCCTGCTGAAGGATTAGGAGGAAAGAATTATAATTGGGATAAGGAAGATGGGTATTGGGTTCCTGAAGATGAGAATCTGTATAACTCATACTTCTATGATGCACATGATGATACTTCAGTACTTGACAAGTTTATACTTCATGGAAGGCAGACTTATCAATATACTGATGGAGGTAGTGCAGCCCATATTAATCTTGAAGACCACCTGAGTAAGGAGCAGTATCTCAAACTGATAGATTTTGCAATAGCTAATGGAACCAACTATTTCACATTTAATATTCCTAATAGTAAGTGTGATGATTGTGGTTACATTACTAAGCATCCTATCACTGAGTGTCCAAAGTGTCATAGTAAGAACATTACCCAATACACAAGGGTAATTGGCTATCTTAGACCTATCAAGTCATTTGGTAAGGACAGGCAAATTGAGGCAAGTCATAGAACCTATAGTGATGGAAGGAGTGAGATATGCTAAAGTATGTGGATGCAAAAGTTGTCTTTGCTGAAGTTCCTGATGAGGTAACTCTTGCCATAAATATATCTAATTGTCCGTGTCAATGTAAGGGCTGTCATAGCTCTTACTTGGCACAGGATATTGGAAAACCCCTAAATAAATCATCCCTTAGTGAGCTTATTGAGGGTAACAAAGGAGTGTCCTGTGTGTCCTTTATGGGTGGAGATAGTGATGCTATACACTTAGTAGCTTTGGCAAGTTGGGTGAAGACACACACCCATCTTAAAGTTGCTTGGTATAGTGGCAGACAGGAACTTGCTGGTATAGTAGCAAGACAGTTACAGTGGTTTGACTTTATTAAGTTAGGACCTTATAAGGAAGAGTTTGGACCACTTAACAGTAGGACTACTAATCAGAGATTCTACAAGGTAAGTGGCAAGGAGTTGGTAGACATAACAAATAAATTTTGGAAGCATGCAAGTTGAAAATTTATGGTAATAGAAACAGAATATAATATAGGCGACGAGGTCTATACTTTATATAAAAATAAAGTAACCAAAACTAAAATTAAAGCAGTCGAGGTCTTAGTATCTACTGATATTACTGTTAAGTATAATTCAGACATAGTAGAAGGATTGTTTGAATCTAATAAAGTATTCATGGAGAAGGACTTGTTCAAAACTAAGGAAGAGCTATTAAAATCATTATGAAACTGAAAATTAAAATAAAAGTGTTGACTGGAGGCTGCATGCCTGTAATTAGTAAGAATGGTGATTGGATAGATTTGAGGTCTGCCATAAATATCACCATCCCTGCACCACAGGCTGATGTCCTTAAAAGAAAAACTATTGAAGGAGAGAGAGTAGGTCATAGGGATGTAGAGATTCCTACCTATTATATTCCTCTTGGAGTTGCAATGCAACTACCACAAGGATTTGAAGCTATTATTGATTCAAGGAGTAGTGGTCCTAAAAAGTTAGGATTATTCATCCCAAGTGGTCAAGGTGTAGTGGATAACACATATAATGGCAATGATGACCAGTGGCACTATGTATGTTCTCCTATGAGAGAGACCACTATTGAAGCAGGTGATAGAATCTGTCAATTTAGGATACAGCTTAGTCAGAAAGCTACTATGTGGCAGAAGATTAAATGGCTGTTAAGTTCAGGTATTGAGCTTGTGGAAGTAGATGACTTGAGTGATGATAACAGAGGAGGATTTGGTACTTCTGGAGTCAAGTAGTAACTAAAAAAGCATGAAGCATGGTATTAGAAATAATTGGTATTATGCTTGCAGTAGTCATTCTATCTATTATCATTAATGGTGTAGAGGATTATTGCAAGCAGAGCAAAAGGGTAAATATGTCTTTCAAAGAGGCTATGGATTTGGTAGAGTTACCTGTGGTAACATTTCTTAATGGAGATAAGAAATTGAATTTCCTGTTGGACACTGGAAGCAATATCTCTCAAATCAACAGCTCTATTCTTCCTCTTCTTGACCATAAGAAGATAGAGGCAAAAGACATGGATGTGACAGGAATTGAAGGTAATAAGGTAAATACTGAGTTCTGTGAAATGACAATCACATACAAGAGTCAAGAATTTACAGGTGAGTTCTGCATACATGACTTAGATGATGCCTTTGCTATTGTGAAAGAAGAATCTGGAGTTCAGATTCATGGTATTCTTGGTAGCCTGTTCTTTCAGAAATATAAATATGTATTTGACTTCGAAAGTCTTATAGCTTATTCTAAAAAGTAATGGAAGATATAATCAAATTAAAATCCAGATACAAAGAGGAAAATTATCTTAAAAAACTGACTAAATCTGATGGTTCAGAGTCAAAGACTTATGTGCTAAAGACTGATATTCCTACAGTGAGAATAGGTGAACTTAATAATGGGAGCAAATTCATTGACCCATCAGGAGGACCTATGATTATAGTAGGTTATGAGCTTGAAGAAGCTAAGGCAGTTGTCAAATCTATAGACTTTGTTGAAGGATATGGTTGGACTATAACATTTGAGTAATGATATATTTTGTTACTGGTCAAAGAAATCTATTTGAATTTCCTGATGCCAAGTATAAATGTATCTCTGTAGAAGAGTCTCTGAAAATATTAGAGCCTCTACGCATTGTAAGTTTAGATACTGAAACTACAGGCACAGAGATATGGACTGGCAAATTGCTTCTTCTTCAGCTTGGTAATAAGGAGAATCAAGTAGTGATAGATTGTTTGACTATTGATGTCAATCAATATAAAGACTATCTTGAAAGTGACAGATTATTCATTATTCATAATGCAAAGTTTGATTTGAGGTGGCTGTATAAGGAACATATTGTAGTCAGAAATGTCTATGATACTTATTTAGCTGAGAAGATTCTATTTCTTGGATTCCCACCTGGCATTGTATCTTTGTCCTTGCAGGCTTGTTGTGATAGGTATTTACATATCTATCTTGACAAGACTGTCAGAGGACAGATACATGCAGGTATGACAGAAGAGGTTATAGTTTATGCAGCAAATGATGTTGTGCATCTTGAGGATATTATGAACTTGCAGCTTGTTACTATCAATGCAAGGGGTCAGAAAGTGGCACTTGATATTGAGAATGAGTTTGTAAGAGTCCTTGCATACATTGAATATTGTGGCATTAAACTTGACCCTGTTAAGTGGAAGGCTAAGATGGCTAAAGATGCAGAGAGGTTAAGGATTGCTGAGCAGAAACTTAATGATTGGGTAGTAGATTATGTAATGAAAAAGGATGACCCTTCCCTCATTGCAAGAAACTATGATACTCACAAGAAAGGTAAGCCAGCCAAACTTGCAGATAATGTGTATGTGGTAATACCACAACCTTCATTATTCTCTGAGTTTGATACTGGTCCTCAATGTATTATTAATTGGAATAGTTCCAAGCAGGTAATCAGATTGTTTGAAGAACTTGGATTTGACCTATTGGTTAAAGACAAGAAAACAGGTAAGATGAAAAAGTCTGTGGAGTCTAAGTTTATAGAATTGCAGGCAAGTAAGAGTAGTATTGTTCCTTTATACTTGGAATATTCAGCAGCTTTCAAGGTGGTAACATCTTTTGGTCAGAACTTCCTTGATGCTATTAACCCTGTTACACAAAGAATCCACCCAACATTCAATCAAATGATGGATACTGGTAGATTAAGTTGTGGCTCAGGAGGAAAAGGTAAAGGAGGTAAGACTAAAGATGATGATATTGCAGAGGAGGAAGATGAAAACAAGGACACTTCTACACAAGCAAATGATAAGAGTGTCAATGTTCAGCAGCTTCCAGCCACAGAAGAAACAAGAGCAGCATTTGTCCCTGAAAAGGGGCATTTGTTAGTAGATTGTGATTATGGAGACCAAGAGGGTCATGTGTTCACTGAATTGTCTAATGATAAGGAGTGGATTGCATTCTACAATGACCCTAACCAAAGAGATGGACACTCCTTTGTAGCCAAGATGTGTTTCCCTAAAGACCTTGATGGGGTTGCAGAGAAGGATGTCAAGAAGGTAAGAAAAGACCTTAGAGATTTGGCTAAGAAGGCAAGGTTCTGTTTCAATTATAATGGTCAGGCTCCTACAATGGCAACTAATTGTAATATTCCTGTGGACTTTGCAACTGAGATTTATAACAACTATTTCAAGAGATTTAATGGTATAGCAAGCTATTTCAAGGTACAAAAGAGAGACATGTGGAATAGAGGCTATATCCTAATCTCAAAGATAACTGGGCTAAGGGCATATATCTATGACTATCCTATACTGAAAGGTATTGAAAGGAGAAAGAATGGTATGGAAGATTTCTGGGATATATACAAAGCTGCAAGAGATAGTGGCAGAGTAATATCTGAGATTCCACCATCTGTCATGCAAGAAATTGCAAAGAAGTTTGCCCAAGGTGTTCCTATTGAAGAAATAGCTGTTAGGTATTCATATAAGGTTAAAAAGGCAGGTAAGGTAGAAGAAAGATTCATTGATATTAACAGGGAGACTGTATATGTGTCAGTGATGAAACACTTATGGAAGAGAAAGAGTGCTTCTGATAATCAGTCATGTAACTATCCTTCTCAAGGTACTGCTGCTGCAATGACTAAGATTGCTGGCATTAGGTACTTTAATCATTTGGTTAATGATGGTCTTATATTCAAAGTCCTCATTCCTAATGATGTTCATGATGAGTATCTTATAGAACCACCAACAGAAATTGCAGAGCAGGAAGCACAGAAGTTAAGTGAGTGTATGGAGTATGCAGCAGCTATATTCTGTAAGAAAGTAACTATCAGAGCTGTACCTGAATTAGCAGACCATTGGGTACATTGATTATGGAGACAAAGATAATAATACTTATTTGTTTTATCATCTTCTTAGTTATATGTGCAGTACTCTTTACCAAATGGCTTATTAAAGACATTGATAAGAGACTGTACATATACCCTAAGACAGAGCACAAATACTTACCTATATACAGGTGCAAGTTAAAGTGCCCTTCAACTGGAGAATGGTTTGATGCCATTATCTACAAAGGAGTAGAAGATGAGAGGTACTATGTCAGAGAAAGGAAAGATTTCTTTGATAAGTTTGTTAAATTAAATGATTGGAAGAATGGAAAAGTTGAAGGAAATAGACCCAAAGGAGCTTAAAAAAGGAGATATTTTAGTATGTAACTCTAAAGTATTATCTGATTTTACTGAAGGGAAAAAATATACTATAGAAGGGTTTTATGATATGGGTTATGGTATAATTACAACTAATGATATTAACCATAAAGCTCAAATATGTAATGACTTAGTTAAAAGTAACTTTCTTTTGGTTACTAATTTTTCTGACAATGTGAATCATCCTAGTCATTATACTCAAGGAGGTATTGAATGTATTGATGCTATGGAAAGTGCTTATGGTACAGAAGCAGTTATAATGTTTTGTATGTGTAATGCTTTTAAGTATCAATGGAGATTTAATAAAAAGAATGGTAGAGAAGATATTCTTAAATGCCAGTGGTATCAGAATAAAATGGTTGAATTACAAAATAAATTAAATTCAAATAGATGATACCATATAGAATAAAACATAAGGCTACTGGGCTTTATTATAAGCCTGGTAAACCTTCTTTATCTAAAGTAGGAAAGGTCTATGGTACTGGTAATAATGGATTAAACTATATGAAGAATTTATATTAAGAAACCTATGATTAGAAAACTTGAAGATTTAGGATATGAAACTAGATGGATTTTTGGTAATCAAATATGTTTCAAAGTTCCTAAATCAGATTTTGAAATAGAGTATTTAACTGATAGTAAAGGATAAGGATAATGGTAATAGTGGTAGATTTTGATGGTACTTGTGTTACTCATGAATTTCCTAATATAGGCAAAGATATAGGAGCAGTTCCTGTCTTGAAGGAGTTAGTAGAGAAAAGGTCATAAGATTATTCTTTATACTATGAGGAATCACCCTGATAAGAATAATCAGGGTAAAACTCTTAGTGGAGAAACTATAGCTAATGATACTTTACAGGATGCTATTGATTGGTTTGAGAAGAATGGAATTCCTTTATGGGGGAATAAATGAGAATCCTAAACAAAAGGAATGGACATCATCTCCCAAGATATTTGCTAATATCTATATAGATGATACAGCACTTGGAATCCCATTGAAACTTGATGAAGATGGTCATATATCTAGACCTTATGTAGATTGGAATAGAGTAAGAGCTTTATTAAAGATTAAAGGAGTTTTATAATATGGCTAAAATAATTTTATGCAGAGGAATACAAGGTAGTGGTAAAACTACATGGGCTAAACAATGGGTACTTGAAGACCCTGAACATAGAGTAAGGTTCAATAATGATGACATCAGAAATATGTTAGGTAAGTATTGGGTTCCCAGTAGAGAACTATTAGTGCGTGCTTTGAAAATACAATTTATTGCAACATCTATGGAAATGGGTTATGATATTGTCATTGATAATATGAATCTTAATCCCAAAGAGATAGAGTTCTATAAACCATATATAGAAGCACACAATCAAACAGTAGAAGAGTTAAGAAAGGAGAATATATTAAATCCCCAAGATGATTTCAAGTATGAGTTGGAATTTAAGAATTTCATACCTCTTCAAGACTGTATTGACAGGGATGCAAAAAGACCCAATCCAATAGGAGAAGAGGTCATAAGAAAGACTTATGAGAAGTATAAAGACATTCTGAAAGTATAGTATGAGACAATATACATCAAGAGAGTTCATAAAGATAGTAGAGTTCAATGGTTTCTATTATGATAGACATAATGGAGACCATGCTATCTATGTGAATGATAAGGGAAGGCATATCAGCATACCTAAGAATCTTGAATGTGTAATTGCTCGCAGACTGATTAAAGAAAATAACTTGATAACAGACATTAAAAAGAAGAAAAAAAAATGACTGAAAGTGGATATTATCCCACCGGTGCAGAGCATGACCCTAATGCACCTTGGAATCAAGAAGAACTCCCTGAAAGGGAGATTGAAGTAACTGTATCTGTGACACTTAGTAAGACTGTCAAGATAAAAGTGTCTGACTACACCATTACTGACTCTGGCAAGGATGAAGATGGTGATTACTTTGAGGATGTGGACTATTCTGATTGTGACCTAAAGGGGGCAGTTGAAGAGCAGATTACATTACCTCAAAATGCTTGGGATTACATAGCTCCTAAGTCAAAGAAAGAGGTACAAGCTATCTTTGATTTGAAGGGGTGGAATGTTGATGAAATGGAAGTTATACCAGAATAAAAGGAGGAAATAATATGAGTAAACAATCTGAAAATTTCAAGAAGCTGGTAAAAGGAAACCCTATTGGTTCCATTACTACAGCTATTAATATGCTTCAATCTTCTGTGAAGAATGAGCTTATGAAAGAGTTCGGGAGTATCTACTGTAGAAGAATTGGCTTTTAAACTGAAGTAGTATGGTAGATAACTTTGAACTAATCAAGTCTATGTTCTACTTCAATGAGGCAAATGATATGTTCTTTCATTTGCAAATTGTTCAGAGAGCCAAAGACCATAAGGGTGAGAACAAGAAAGTAAAGGAGAGTGCAATCAAAACTTACTTTATTAGAAGTAGAGAGCATCTTGATAGAGTGAAAGAAGAAGTGATATTTCTCTGTGAACATTATGGTGCAAGAGCCTATATCAATGTAGCTGGAAAGGATTTCAAGAATCTGCAAGACTTATTACTTGCTAAGTTGGCAGAGTATAATCTGAATGGTACTGTAAGAGACCCAAGGAGAATACTCAATAGTGCAGCAGGGGAATTGAAGTCAAGAAGTCCTAAATGGGTAGTTGATATAGATGATATATCTATGATGAATACTATTGCAGATAAACTCTTTGAGTTGTATGCAGAGGCTTGGAAAAAGAAAGGTTCTAATATTTCAGTAGAGGCACTTAAAGAAGTAGGATATGACTACATTTATGCCCAAATACCTACTAAACAAGGTATTCATCTCATTGTGAGACCTTTTAATCTACAAGCCTTTCATAAGGCATTTCCTGATGTAGATATACACAAAAACTCAATGGGAACTGTTTTATACATTCCTAATAGTCTCAACCATAGATATGTTTGCAGTGGATGTGGTAGCCCCCAATATTCAGGTACAGGCATAGGTAAATGCTAATACTAATGAGTATGTAGATGACATAACTGATAATGCTGAATGTTGGTGTGAGGATTGTGGTAAACATACTAAATTTAAAGAAGTATAATGAAAGTATTAAAGATTTATTCAAGGACTTGTGGACCCTGCAAGGTGCTGGAGAGCAATCTCCAACTTGCAGGTATTCCACATGAAAGTATAGATGTTCAGTCTATACAGGGTGAGGATATAGCATCCAAGTATGAGATAAGGACAGTGCCTACTCTCATCTTAGTAGATGATGAGGGAAATGTTGTAAAAAGGCATAGTGGTCTGTTAGGTGTTCAAGAATTAAAAGAGTTCTGCAATGAGTAAAATTATCAGAATGGAAATGGTTACTCTTTGGAAGAGAGCATTAAATGCAGCAAGGAGAACCATAGGCAAAGCACCTTTAGATAAAGAACCCTCTAAATCTTGGGAAGCTAAGATGCTTTTAGCTGAGCATAGTCCTATCAGACTGCTTGAGTATGAGTGGACTTGGGCTGATATTATGCAGTGGGTTACTACACACTTAGTAAGACACCATGAAGGCTGTGAAAAGTTTGTTCATACTCAAAGGGGAGATAGAAGAGCCATCTTAGATGAGTATAATGTATCTTCGAGGAATGAGCTGCCCCAAGGTGCAACAAATGATATGGATATGACAGCCAATGCTCAGGCTTTGATAAGTATATCAAGAAAGAGACTGTGTAATTGTGCATCTAAGGAAACAAGAGAGGCTTGGAAACAGGTACAAGATGCTATTAGGGAGGTAGACCCAGTAATGGCAGATAAGATGGTTCCAGAATGTATCTATAGAGGATTCTGTCCTGAATTTATGAATCCTTGTGGCTATGCAAATACAGAGAAGTATCAGCAGGACTTGAAGAGATACAGAAGCACTGACTATGATGAAAGTGGACATTTGATAAGTAATAACTAAAAAAAGTATGGCTTTTGGTACGAAGAAATCAGTTGTAGCTGCACCTTCTTTCAGTGAAAGAATGGCAAGCATTAAGTCTATGTTTAAGGCTGCACATGAGAATGCAAGTAATCTTCATGCAGAAATGGAGTCAGAGATTGCAAAGAAGGAATCTCAAATTGCTGCATTGCAGGAAGACATCAAAACTATTGGTGTTACTAAGCAAGAGGCTGAAACATTTATGTCTAATATAGAAAAGCTTATTTGATATGATTGAGCAAATAAATCAGTTAAAGCAAGGTTCCATTATTAGTGAGAGTTCTCACTATATTGTGAACAGAGTATCAGGCTCTAATGCTTGGCTTACTCATTTTGAAAGTGGTGAAGAGGTTCAGATTGGTATGAGCTATTTGAAGAACTATACTAATTCTGCTGACCTGTTTGAAACTACAGTAAAAGTAACTAAGGAAGATAAGAAGGATGGTACTCTTGGTATTAGAAGTATTTGGGAGAACATTCATTCTGGTCAAGTATTTACTGTATGCTTCAAGAAGCAGGATAAGCCTAAGAGTAAGAGGAAGTTACAGGAAGAGATTGATGCTATTGTAGAGCAGTTCTCAAATAGTATTGATACAGTTAAGAATAATAAGAAAGGTGTTGCAAATGCAGCAAAGAATCTTATTACTGAGTTGGTTAATAACCCTGTACTTCCTTATGAGGAAGGTGAAGATAGAGTTCTTAGAGGCTACAAGATTCAGTTTGAATCAAGAGATGGCAGATATAACTGCATTGATATGGACATACAACAAACAGATAAAGAGTCTGGAGTTAGACCTATCAATATCAACACCATTAAATATTTAATCTTTGATGGTGTCAAGTATGTAGTTGAATAATTCCTATAAGGGAGAGTAAGTTAAATACTTATTCTCCCTTTAGCTTTTTGAATAAAAGCTTGTGTATTACAATTAAATTCCTTACCTTTGCACAAATAATACTTTTAATTATATGAGTTGTTTAGTTATAACACCAGAAATTAGAGAATTAGCTAAGAAGTTTCCTAATGAAACAGAGCAATCAGTACTTAACTTGGTTAGCCTGTGGCAGGAAAAGAATAATAAGTCTATTGAGGATATTCCATCAGGTAGTGAACTCAATGATTTTATTAAGGGGTTGAGAAGTTCCAAAGTAGTCTCTAAAAGAGTAGAGGTTTTTTCTGGCAATTGGGCCAGACAAGATGTGGCTAATCAAACAAGTAAAGTATTCTTATTTGGTGATAATACTAATGACAGAGTAAATACTCACTATGTGCCTACTATGACCCAAGCAGTTATTAGAGGTCTTGATAATGCCATTGGTATTGATACTAAGAAGAATAGAGGAACCTCAGAAGATTCTTACTTTACTGATGAAGATTTTGATACCTTCAAGTCTCAAGTAGATGAGGCTATTCAGAAAGCTATAGATAGTGGCAAAACTATTGTTATCCCTGAAGGTGGAATAGGTACAGGTAAAGCTCAATTAAAGGAGAGAGCACCCAAGCTCTTTTCTTACCTTCAAGACAAATTAAATGCACTTAGAGAAAGTGCAGGGACTACAGATGCACTTAGCAGTTCTTTTGATACTCCAAGGGTTACTTCTGTTGAAGAGCAGCAGAAGGTGGACTTACTCTTTGACCCAAGAACAAGAAGAGATAGAGTGACACTTATTGCAAGATTCTTCAGTAATGAAGTTGATAATGCCTTGCAGGAAATGACTGATTCTTTGAAGAGAAGAATTGATGATGCCAGTGGTGTGGAGAAGGAAGAATTACAGGCTGAGCTTAATAGCTTGGATAGATTCTCTGCTATAAAGAAGTACACTCCTGCTGGTATATTCAAGAGAGTAGCTAACATCTTCAATTCTTATGTACAAGATACAGAAGAGGGCAGAATACAGCAAGAACTTAATGCAATCAATTCTATGAGAGGTGCAGATAAGTTCTCTGATGAGCAGAAATTAGAAGCTGCCAAGAAGAAAGCTGCTTATAAGAATCAGGAGTATAAGAAGATAGTTGATGACCCTTATGTCTATAAGGCTCTTGCTGAGGAAGCAAGTACTTTGCTTGTAATGACTGAGGGTATTAGGATAGACCCTAACTACATTGCACCTGCTGATGCAAACCTCAATGATGATGACCCTGATGGTAACAGTGAGGTAGATAATGAAGCAGAGGATTGGAGACAAGAAGAGGCTTATAAGGATGGATGGATGACTAATTTCAGACAAGTAAGTTCACATGAGTCTCTGTCACAAGCTGTAAGAAAAGTAATCAGACAAGTACCTAAACTTGACTATAGAGGCAAGTATGAAAAGGATGATTTAGGTTTCACAAGATACCTTGATGCTGACTATGTTCATGCTACTTTCATTGACAAGTTAAGGAACATGATTAACTCTGATGATATGCTTCCTTTGATGCAGGATTTGCAAAGAATCAAGCCTTGGGTTAAGCAAGTAACCAAGTTACTTCAAGGTGATGAGACTTTGTTCTCTCAATTCTACCAAGACTTCAGAAAGGATTTTATGCCTTACTGGGTTCAAAAGAAGAAGATGATGCCTGATGGTACTTTCAAGATGGAAACTATTGCCATCAATAAGCCTGAAGGTGTGTATTACCTCCTTGATACTTGGAGAGATAACTATGAGAATGGAGTACAGCTTGATGATGATAGTGTATATGAGAAGAATGGGGAAATAAACAAGGATAATGCAGCTAAAGGTTTACAATGGACTGAGACATTGAACAATATGTTCCAGAACCTTGATACAGAATCCAGACTTCAACTCTTGGAGAGAGAAGATGTATGGAATACCATAATGAAGTTGCTTCATATGTTAGGTATTGATGCCAATCCTTCTGTACTAAAGACTGCATTAACTGATATAAAGACAGCTCCAGGTATCACATTTACTGACCCAATCATGCTTCTTTTACCACAATTGAATGTTATATTTAGTGGTATTAAGAAAAGTGAAGTCAAATCTGAGACAAGGGAGGATGGTACTGAGAAGAGAGGAGACCTTATCAATACTTTTGGCTCTGCTTACAATATGATTGCAAGTATGATGGCAGAAGTAACTGAGGATGCTATTGAAAGTAGTGTCAGAGAAAATGATAAGTCTTACTATTCTCATGTTACTCCTAACTACTTAGGTAAACTTATTAAAAATCTCAAGAATGTTATGAATGACAAGGAGAGATTTGAGCAGTTTATGCAGACTGAGTTCAAGGATTATGAGTGGTTCTTTAAGGATGGCCATTGGAGAAATGACTGGCTAAGACAGCTTGCAGAGTCTGATGAATTGAGAAGAGGTCTTAACCATAAAGTAGTATTGAACTCTGATAAGGTAGACTATACTAATTGGGATGATTTGGATTATACTTTGGCTCTTCTTACAGAATATTGGGGAGACCCTGATTCTGCAAAGTCAAGTATAAAGTATGCTTGGTATCATGTTCCTATTCTTTCAGATAGCCCTTCTGCTGAGTTTATCAGATTCAGAAAGTACACAACAGGTGATGTGCTTGATGAAAATGGTAAGAAGAGAACCTATGATGATGTTATCCTTGACAAGTTAGTAGACTTGGTTAATCAAGAGTATGACAGAATTATGCTGGTTAGAGAAAGAGATGAGGCTTACCAGAGTGGAGATAAGAATGTAGAACCTATTGCAAACTATGATATTGTCAGAAAGGAAGATGGGAGTATAAAGAGTATGGGAGGTGCAGAATTTAAGTTCCTTCCTGCACTTAACAATCTCAGATATGACAATGGAGAGACATTCATTGATAGGCTAAGCAGACTTAAATCCAAGGGTACTGGTGCTGAACTTAGGAACTTTCTAAGAACTACTCTTAATGACATGATGGAAGATGGTTTTGAACAGACCTATAGAGATTGGATGAGGGTAGGACTTTTGGATGAGCTTCCTAATGGTAAGTACAAGTATCTTCCTTTTGAAGGTCAGTCCAAGCAGAATGCAATAACTGCAAAGGCACTTATCAAGGCTAAAGATGCCTTAGGTTCATTGTGGAATACCAATATGGAACTGATGCTTAGAGCCTATAACAATAATAGTGCTTTTGATAGTAGGGAAGCCAATAATCTGATGGAGCAGATTAAGAATTTGCTGACAGATAAGGCAACAAGAGGTGAGATGGAATTGAAAGATGCTCAGTCAATCTCAAGAAGCCTGTTTGTTAAGAACAATGCTAAGGATGCACTTAGAGAATACTATTGGAACAGTAAGTTAGCTACTTCACAAATTATCCAGCTTACTACTACTGACCTTGCCTTCTATAAGAACCTTGAGGACTTTCAGAAGAGATATAAGGAGGTTCATGCTCCTGCCCTTAGACTGAATACTAAGGCTACTTATAAAGGTGAGAGAATTGGTAGGGATTGGGAAAGAACCATCTACTTGAAGGATGATGAGATAGTATCTTCTGTACTTGAAGACATCAAGACTGTACTTGATGAAAGGGTTAGAAAAAATGAAATGACCAAGATAGACAGAGATAATATCATCAGTAAGTTTAGAAATGTGAATGTAGCAGATGCTCAGGCATATAGAAGTTTGAGTTCCTATAGGGCAATACTTGGTATGTCAGGTCAGTGGACAGATGATATGGAGCAAGCATATAACAACTTCAAGAATGGAGATTGGAATATTAAAGACTTCAATATCATTTGGCAGACTAAGAAGCCTTATGTTTATACACAAGTCAATAATAACAGTGGCATTGAAGGTCATACTGGAATTAAGACTCCTGTACAACATAAGAACTCAGAGTTCCTATTACTTGCTATGCACGAGCTAATTGCTGGTCCTTTAGGAAGGTCAGGTAAGCTGAAAGCCATAAATAAGTTTATGGAGGATAATCAGATTGATGTAGTTCAGTTTGAATCTACTACTAAGGTTGGAAAACAAGGTGTAATAGATTTGAATGATGTTAATACAGAGGCTGATGTAATTCAAAGACTTAAAGATACCACAGGTATTGGATTTGGTAATGAGAATCCCAATGTGGTACATAAGGTGTCTTATGAAGATTATGGTATTCAGACTGCAACTCCTGAACATGCTATTGATGCTGTTCAGTTGGTAGGTACTCAGATTAGAAAGCTAATTACTGCTGACATCTCTGATGACACAATCATTGAGGTTAATGGTAAGAAGATGACTAAGAAAGAGTGGCTTGACCTGTATAATGCCATCAATACTGAGAATATTCTTCAAGCATTTGCTGATGTAGATAAGATATTCAAAGACCCAAAGAAAGTAGAAGAAATCTTACTTGAAGAGATAAGAGGTAATCAAAGATATGGTATGGATATGATGAGGGCTTGTACTCTTGATGAGAACAATAACTTCAATATCCCTCTCTTTGACCCTGTACAATCTCAAAGGGTACAGACACTTCTTAATAGTGTAATCAAGAGTAGAATCACTAAACAGAAGATTAGAGGTGGAGCTTTAATTCAGGTATCTGATTATGGCTTAACTGATGAACTTCATGTAGTATTTGAAGGTGAGGGTGCTAACAAGAGGATTAAGTATCTTGAGTGCTATATGCCTGCATATAGTAGAGAGTTCTATGAGCCTCTTATGGACCCAAATACTCACCAGCTTGATGTAACTAAACTTCCTGATGACCTAAGAAAGTTGATTGGCTATAGAGTTCCAACTGAGGATAAATATTCAATGGCTCCTCTGTATATTAAGGGATTCCTTCCTCAACAGAATGGTTCTGCAATCATGCTTCCTGCTGAGATTACTACTCTATCAGGTTCTGACTTTGATGTGGATAAGATGTATATCATGTTACCTGAGTTCAGAGTTAAGAAGTATGATATGAGACAGGCAAGAGAAGACTATGCAAGAATGAATAGCTTATTCAATCAAGTATTGTCACAATTCACTCATAGCCAGTTGGCAGAAGATATTCTCAATGCAGATACTGATGACTTTAAGGAATGGTTCAAGGAGAATAAGGAGAAGTACAGACTTGCCAAGTCTATTATAAGTAAGGTAAAGTATGACTTCAATAAGTCTCCACAGGAGAACAATCTTGAGGCAAGAAATAACTTGCTGATAGATATGATGTATGGAGTCTTGACTAATGCAGATACAGCTTCAAAGATTCTTAACCCAGGTGGTTTTGACTATCAGAAGAAGTCTGCAAGAATAATGACTATTCTCAATGATTCTTATGAGAGTGACTTGGCTCAAGCATTAAAGGATATGGGTATAGAACTTAATAAGACTGTACAGAAAGGTGGAAAATCTTATCCTAAGTCTATTGCTTCATACCTATTTGACTTAGACCTTGATACTCTTGATAAGTTGGCAGAGAAAACAAAGGTCAAAATGGACCCATTATCACCAAGAACTCAAGTAATGTTGCATCAACAGAACATGACTGGTGCTAAGTTGATTGGTATTTATGCCAACCATAATGCAAACCATGCTTTGATGCAACATACTCAGTTGGCTTTGGATGAAGAAAATGGCTCATTTGTATTGAATGGAAAGAGACTTACATCTCTACATGATATTATGAATGGTGACAAGGAATTTATCTCAAAGAATAATGCTGGATTCTTGGCTGCTTCTGTGGACAATGTTAAAGACCCTGTGCTTGCAGCACTTAATCAGAATACTTTCACTGCTGATGCTTCTATGCTTCTTTCAAGGTTAGGTTATAATCCTATTGAGATAGGTCTGTTGATGATGCAGCCTATAGTTCAAGAGATTACTCAGACCTATTTTAGAGAGAGTAGAGAAGGTAAAGGTAAAGATACCATCATTGATGAAGTATTGGATAAGTATAAGGAGAAGGCTGCTCTTAATAATGACTTGACTTATGATAACTACAAGAATAATAGCTTCTACATTGAAGAGCTTGCAGATAATATAATGCTTGCTAAGGAAGTTGTTACTGACAGGTCTCAGACTTCTGATTTCAGAAAGATTGAGTTCTATCAGAAACAAGTTGCAGTTGGATATTTGTTCAAGAGAATTATGAACTCTGCTGATGCTTTGGGACAGTTAGTACAGGCTACAAGGTCTGATACCCAAGGAGGTGCTGCTGGTCCTACTATTGCAGATACAGAGTTGAAGATGCAGAAGGTGAAAGACCTGTTAGACCAAATAGAGAATAATGACAAGTTCTCATTGAAGAATGCCAATGTAATACTTGATGGTCTGTTATCAGACAATCCTGACACTCTAAGAGAAAGACTATTGTCAGCTCCTCTTCCTTTCTTACAGGCTTTCTATACTCTTGGCTTGCAGAAGACAGAAGAAATGTTAGGGTCTTATTTCCCTCAATATACTGAATCATTCAGAACTGTAATTGATAACCTTAGAGACATGACTAAGACTAGTAAGTTGAATGTAAAGACTATGAATAGTATTTATAATGACCTGCTTGCCTATATCATGTCAAAGAATGGATTCTTTGGTTCTGAATTGATTGTAAACCCTGACTCAGAAGTAGGTGATATTATTGTAACTTCCTCTGATAAGAGAAAGGATTTCATCAATAACTTCCCTGAATACTTCAAGAGAGTGGTTACAGATAATGAGGATATAGCTGACCTTGAATTTATTAAGAGACTCAAGGTAATCAGGGCAAATGACAGTAATCCTGTAGACACAGTAGTGTTTAAGAATGTAGGTCAGTTAAGTCCTACTTTGAGAGAAAGATATATGAGGGATTGGGCATCTCTATTATATATGAATAACCCAGAAGCTCAGAAACTTGCTCTTAATCTATTCAGATATAGCTATTATAGAAATGGCTTTGCATTTGGACCTTCAACCTTCATCCATTTGGCACCTGTGGCAGTGAGAAATGCTATCCCAGAGTACATAAGTACATTGAGAACTCTCTTGTCATCAAGTGATGATTATAGTCAATTTGTAGACCAATATGTCTATAACCACTTGGATAACAGAAAGTTGGTTCCTGAAATCCCTGATACAGCCTCTGTCCAGTTCATAGGAGAGGATAATGAAGTTAAGGATGAAGTTACATTTGTGATTGATGATAATGCTACCTTTGGAGATAAGAAAGTTATCAAGAAAAGGATAGATACTCCTGATGGTCCTGCTTATGACTTCTTTAAGTATATAGGTAGAAGAATCAGAGGAAGTTATGTCTATTACAAACTATCATCTGTAGGTACTGAACAAACTAATGTTGCAACCTATGAAAGGATTGAACCATTAGGTTTCAGAAACAGCTTCATTGAATATGAATATGGTAAGGATGTGGAAGAGATGGAAACTGTAATTGAAAAGAACAGGAAAGATTATGACCCTTATGCAGATACATTGTCAAGATTTGACCTTGGAGATGCTGAGGTTGATTATGATTCTATGCCTGACTATCAAGATATGCCTCAAGAGTATTGGGATTCTATTCCAGAGGTAGATACTGATGCTTTCCAACAGGTATATGGTACTCCTCTTGATACTTCTGCTCCAAAGGCTGATGATGTAACAGCTATTCAGCCTAATACGGAGTATAAGGATGAGAATGGTGATAGTATTTGTGGTGCTCCAACATTATATAGTTTATAAGATATGGCAAGAAGTTGTGCAATTATTCCAAAGGTAAAGAATAGAAATGGTCAAGTAGTGGACAGCAAGTTATTTAAGGACTTGCTGTCCTTCACTTCAAACAATAGAAGTGAGGCTACAAGACTATATCTTATTACAAAAGCTGACTCTTTTATAAGAGACTGGAATCCAAGGCTAACATTAGATGAAAACAATGAACCTACATTGAGGAGTTTGCTAAAGCAGACTAATCTCAGTAAAGTCATTCCAGAAACTAAGGTACTTGAGAGACTTAATAGGGAGATTGGGTACTATAAGAAAGGAATGGACAGACCAGCCCTATGGGTAAACAATGATGAGAATTATCAAAAGTTGAAACAAAGGGCTATAGCCTTTAATCAGAACTCAGAGTATAGGGATGATTATGTGGCTAATATAGTTAAGATTCAAGACAGTGAATCTCCAAGAGTATTCATTGGAGTAAAGGTTGAGAAGAGAAACAGGCTTAACTCTATTAATGCAGATAAGATGGAATACAATGAAAACCTTAATAATAGGTTGAGGGGTATTCTTGAGTCTCATGGAATAGGGATTGGTGCTCTGACTGACCTTGAAAAGAGAATGGGTATTCATGGTGTGACTGACTTTGATGTTGCAAGAAATGCAGCAAATGGTCTTGTTGAAATGATTAGGCTTGCTAATGGTATTCAAGGTGAAAGAGCACTTCCTGAGGAATTTGCACACTTTGCCATTGAAGCTATGGGTGATAATCCACTTATCACAAGACTTATCAATAACATATCTTCCAATGGGCTGGCAAGAGAAATTATAGGTGAGGACTATGATACCTATGATACTTTATATCATAGTGATGAGACTAAGTTGGCAAAAGAAGCTGCGGGTAAACTACTTGCAAAGCATCTTCTTCAAGGTGAGAATATTCCATCTGCTCCTTATAAGAATCTACTGCAAAGAGTAATCCAAGCAGTTAAGAGTTTCTTTAAGAATATTAGTGCAAGTCCTATACAAAGAGCCATGAAGGAGGCTGACAGGAACTTTGGTTCTTTAGCACAGCAAATACTTAATGGCAGCATGGATGAGGCTATTGATATTAGCAATATAGCTTCAAATGGGGTATTTTACAGTACCTCAGAGAGAGTGGCAAGAGATAAGAAGTTACTTCAAGGAATCATTGAGAATGAGTTGAAGAGATTGAAGATTTATGAAAAGAGAAATCCTAATAGCCAGTTTAGTGCTAATCAAAGGTTACTCATTGATAGATTGGATATTGAATTAGCTGATAACAATGAGATTGAGGGTATTTATACTTTTGTAGAGAATGCTCTTGAAGAATTGACTAAGGTAAGTGACAGACTTACTATGCTACAGAATACACCTGCTCCTAATATTAATGAGAGAGCCAGAGTACTAAGAGATGTTAGAAACTACTTGTATAGTTACAAGCATATTACTGATGACATTAGAAAGGCTCTTATTGATGAAGAGAAGTATGCAGACAATAGATATGGTCAGAGAGTAAGGGTAGTATTGGATAATACAGCCACATTGCTTGGAGACTTATTTGTTAGATACAATGAGGTATCAATGCCTCTCTTTGTTGATTTCATTAAACCTTTTGTAGGAGAAAGTATAACTGTTCCTTTTGGCAAGTTTAAGGGCAAGACTATGAGTGCTGAAGACTTGGTCAAGGTAGCTGATAAGGACATATCTTTCTTTGATAGATGGCTTGATTCTATGGCAGACTCTTCAGATTATATGCTGAAAGTTATGGACCAAGCTGTCAAGAAGAGTAAAGAAAATGCAAGGTTAGAGACTATCAATGTTATGAAGGAGCTTCAAGCTGCTACCATTAAGTTAGAGCAAGCTGGAGTTAAGAACACTGATTGGATGTTTGAAAGAGACAGTAAAGGCAATCTTACAGGTAATTATATCTCTGAGATTAATCAAGGTCTATTCAAAGAGAAAGTCAGGGAAATGTTCAAGTCTCTTAATGAGAAGTATGGTAAGAATCCTGTAGGAGATAATGCAGAGAAGTACAGAAAAGAGAGACAAGCTTGGTTTGATGCTAATATGGAAGTAGTCAATGGAAAGAAGCAACCTAAAGTATCAATCTATGGCAATAAGGCTTATCAGAACTTGAATCCTGCCCAGAAAGAATACTACAACAAGGTTATGGAGATAAAAGCTAAGCTGGATTCATACCTTCCTGACAAGTACACTACCTTAACTAATGCAGTTAAAATCAGAAAGGACTTACTTGAAAGAGTAAAGGCATCTGATGGTGTAAAGTCAGGTAGTACACAAGTATGGGAAGCTGTTAAAGACCAATTCATTAGAAGAACAGATGACATTGAGTTTGGAGATAGGGCTACAGTGAAGGACTTTGAAGGTAAAGAGGTGCAAGTACTCCCTATCTACTATACTAAGATGAAAGAGGGTGAAAGTCCTAATGACCTATCTACTGATATAGTATCTACTCTTACAGCTTATGCAGCTATGGCTAATGACTTCAATGAAATGAATAAAGTAATTGATGTTCTTGAGCTTGGTAGGGATATGCTAAAGGAGAGGGAGATTATACAGACAAGAGGTGGTAAACCACTGGTTGAGAAGTTTAAGTCTGTAGGTAGGAGAGTAGAATCTACTCTCACTAAGTCTGGTGATGAAACAAGATTTATGCAGAGACTAAATGACTTCTTTGAGATGCAGGTCTATGGTAGATACATGGCTGATGAAGGCACATTTGGTAATACTAAAATTGATAAAGGAAAGGTGGCTAACTTTGTTAATAGGATGACTTCTCTTAATACATTAGCTGTCAATGTACTATCAGGTATTTCCAATGTGGCTACTGGTGGAGTTATGATGAGGATTGAATCTTTCTCTGGAGAGTTCTTTAATGAATCTAATACTCTAAGGGCTGACAGGAACTATGGTCAAGCTCTACCTGAATTTCTTGCAGAGATTGGTAATAGAGTCAAGACAAGCAAACTTGCTTTGTGGGATGAATTATTCAATGTAATGCAGGAGTATGAAACTGATGTTAAGGAAGTAAATTTTGACAGAAAGACTTGGTTCAGTAGAATGTTTGGTACCTCTGCTTTATTCCTTATGAATAATGCTGGTGAACATTGGATGCAGAATAGAACCTCATTAGCACTTGCAGATGCTTATAAAATGAAAGCTCCTGATGGTAAAATAGTGTCTCTATGGGATGCTATGGAAGTGGTTCCTATTGATAAGAATAACAAGAAGTTAGGTGCTAAATTGCAGTTAAAGCAAGGCTATACTAAAGAAGATGGGTCTGCATTTACAAGAGATGATATTATAGCATTCAGTAGGAAATCTGCTGCTATAAATCAGAGAATGCACGGTATTTATAATAAGGCTGACAGAAGTGCAGTACAAAGGTTAGCTGTAGGTAGAATGGGTGTTATGTTTAGAAAGTGGGTGAAACCCTCACTTAATAGGAGGCTCAAATCAGCATCCTACAATATGGATTTACAGGCTTGGACTGAAGGATATTATGTGACTACTGGAAGATTTCTCCTACAGTTAGCAAGAGAATTAAGGAAATCACAATTTGATATTGCTTCAGATTGGAAGAATCTTTCAAGAACTGAGAAGGCTAATATTAAAAGAGCTGTAACAGAAGTTGCTCATTACTTAGCTGTGATAACAGTACTTGGATTGATTGACTGGGATGATAAAGACAACAGACCTTGGCTTACTAAGATGGTAGAATACCAGCTTAGGAGATTAAAGACTGAAACTGGTGTACTTATTCCAGGAAAGCCTATGATAGATGAAGGCTTGAAGATTATGAAGTCTCCAGCAGCAGCTATTCAGACTATCCAATCTACACTTGATTTGATAGGATTGATAAATCCTATGAACTATGAGGTGTTTGCAGGAGAGGATGCTATACTTCAATCAGGTCAATTTGAAGGCAAGAGCAAGGCATATAGGTTGCTTATGAAGAGTCCATTAATGCCCATGAGGAATACAATCACAAGGGGTATAGACCCTGAATTGGCAATACCTTATTTCAAACAATAAGAGAAAGAGGAGAGAAATCTCCTCTTTTTTTTTATTCACTATAAATAATTTATTTATCCACTTGCATATTAGTGGATTTATTTGTATCTTTGCAGTGAACAATAAAAACATATAATATGGAAGAAATTTGGAAAGACATTCCTAACTATGAGGGAATTTACAAAGTGAGTAATTTAGGAAGAGTTAAATCTCTCGGAAGAAGGGGGAAAGGATGTAGCATTGAAGATATTATACTAAAGCCCTCTCTTAATAGAGGTGGATATGAGATGGTTAATCTAAAAGATTCCAACCATAAAGCCAAGTGGTTCACAGTCCACAGATTAGTGGCAATGTGTTTCATACCTAATCCTAATAATTATGGGGAAATAAACCATAAAGATGAGGTTAAGAGTAACAATATTGTGTCTAACCTTGAGTGGTGTACAAGAAAATACAATGTTGGATATGGGACTGTTAGGGAAAGACAGTCTAATAATAAAAAAGGACAATCTAATGATTGGCTTAATAAGCCTATCATGCAATATAGCTTGAATGGAGAATTTATTGCTGAATATGATTCTACCACTCAAGCAGCTAAGGTATTATCCCAAACCTTAAATAAAGATTGGGAAAAGATAAAGAAAGCAATTAATAACCAGCTAAGGAAATACCCTGATGGTAAATCCTGTGGCTACAAATGGAGGTATAAAAATGTGTGAATTAGCAGCAACAATTATTTGTGCAGGAATCTTTTGGTTCTTATTTAATCCTAACAATGCAAACAAGACATAAAAAGATGGGAGAGTGAGTAAATTAAGTTTTACTCCTCTCCCTATTTTTTTTTATATAAAATGAAAGGGTCAAAAATACCCCTATACTAATTACAGCATAGGGCTATTCTTGACCCCTTTATAAAAAATTTCAGCCTACTGATTAAAAGGCTATACACTTGATAGCTTGGTCTCTCTCCTCTTGAGAAATTGAATCAAACTTCTCTGCTGTCCAACCTTTCTTTAACAAATTCTCTTGCATAGAATCACTTAAAGTATTGAATGATGTAGTAGTTGAAGTAGCACCTCTCAATTCACTGATAGTAGGAACTTTGAATGTGCTATCTGCATACTTACCTTCATTAATTCTTCTATAGTAATCTATCAAGGAAGGTCTAAAGTTATTCCAGTTAGTAACCTTAACAAAGAGTTCCTTGAAGAAATCAAGTATTCTCTTACCTAAGCCCCTATTCTGTCTTGTCATTACATACTCTCTGAATCCTTCTGCCATATCTTCCTCAAGAGAGAGATTATCTTTCTCACCATATAACTTTCTTGCTTCATCATATAATGCCTGTCTCTCATTATTGTCAAGAAGGAGATTAAATACAGCATGGAATGCTTCATGGTATGCAGTACCTTCAGCAGCTATGTCAGACAATGTGATTACACCTTTATCAAATTGACCCCAAGCTAAGGCACCTTGTCTGCCTACTTTAATAAGACCTTTTACTACTTGTACTCTATCATTCTCACTTAATTGAGGTAGTACTCTACTCAACCAATTAAGTTCCTTTTCCTGATTCCATACTGTAGCTTCTGTGTCATCTACTCTTCTTAAAGTAAATTCATCCTCAAACTCTTCATCATGGTCATTAATTGCCTGTTCCTTTTGGGCAGTATAGGCAGCACCTGTCTGGGTATTACCTTGATTAATAGTTGCAGGAGTCTCTACAGTAGTAATAGGAGCAACACTTACAGTAGGTACTGCATCAGGGTCAAACAATATAGTCTTTTCTGATGCTAATTCCTTAACTTTCTGAGGCTTAGCTTCAAGTCCCTTCCTAATTGCATCCTCAACTTGTGATTGGGTCATACCCCCCTGCACAGGATTATTCTTCAAGAATAAGAATGTCTTACCATTAGGGAATACTGCATAGAAGCTATTTGAAGCTACATGAGCAGCTTCCTTACCAAATCCCTTTGTAATATTAGGAACCTTAGTTACATGAACTTCAACCCCATCAATTACAGTCAGTGGTGTAACATATCCCTTGTGTAATTTGCCATCCAACTCAAAGTAACCTACTCCCTCATCAGCATTATTCATACTGTGTTCAGGTGTTAAATCCTCAATAGGATTTTGTGTCTCTAATGAGGTTTCAAAAATAGGCAATACTGTCTGAGCCTGTGCTGGAGTGGCAGGAGTTTCTGTAGATTTATCTACCTTAACTGCACTTGCTAAAGGTACATTAACAGCAGGATTGTATGCAATAGGAATACCTCTTTCACTCTGTACTGCTGATACATTCTCCTTATCATAACTCAGTACAAATGGCATTATAGCTAACTTAGTAACTGGTACACCATACTGAGATTCAAAGAGGTTCTTGTATGCAGAAAGTTGTAAAGTATAATAATCCTTTGCACTCATCCTTTGAGCAGCAGATGGAGTAGTAAAGTAATTAACCTTATGACCATATCTGTCTGTAAAGTCATAGAAGCTGTATCTACTTGTCTTTACATCATAAATCCTAAAGTTACCATCCTTATCAACAGAAAGAATATCAACCTCACCTGCAACTCTTGTGCCATCAGGATACTTTTGGAACAATACAATATTGTCAGCAAGGAACCTTTCCCTCATTTGCTCCATATTTGATTTAACTCTGTTGAGAGTAGTAATCAAATCTATAAAAGCATTCTCTGACATATTGGATGGCTTTACTATCTTAGATACATCTCTTATAGTAAAGTACTGTCTGATGATACTATCTACTGCTGAACCAGCATCAAGTGCCCTTTGTGAATTAGTACCAGACATCTTGTCTCTTACTATATTCACAATAGTATCTCTACTCTTGGCATCAGTCTTACCTCTGTAGGCAGTCAAGTCTACCTTAAACTTGTTCTCCAAGTATTTCAGGTAATTCTCATACTGAGTAGGATTATCTACAAACTTGCTAAGATTAAGTCTTGCTAATTCAAGAGCCTTTGTCTGCTTGTCAAATTCTACCCAATTAGAGCCTAATCTGCTATGTACTCTACTATACTGATGATATTCACCATCATCTTCAAGTACATAATAAAATTCTCCATCAGTCCTTGTCTTGTCTATTCTCTTTTGGTTCTCATATATTTCACTGATAACCTCCTTAGACTTGGCAACCCTATCCTCTCTTTCTTTCTTCCTGCCTGCAATAGCATCCTTTACATCCTGTGCTTCCTGACCACTAAGATATGTCTGCTTACTTCTATCAAGTACCTTACCATCAGGGGTAAGAACCTTGTTATCTACCATCATTGATGAGTTAGTAGAATCCCCAAAGTTATCTTGTGCCCAAGCCAAGTCAAACAATATTCTATTACTGTCAGTAACTTCTACAGTCCTGCCTTGGTCATCTCTGATAGTGTTTGTCTTTAAGTCTACATAGTATGGCTTATTTGAGAATACAGATACTATTCTTGTGCCTGCAATAGCACCCTCAGTACCTCCTACAGGAGTTTCTACTTTCCTCTTAGGTTGAGGGGCTACAGAAGCTGGACTTATAGCCTGATGCAGATTACCTTCATTATCAAAGTAATCAGTTGTAAACCAATTACTTCTCACTGAAGCCTCAGTAATATTTGAAGTAAGGATATTAGAGTTTATCAATCTGTTGTTATATGCACCTTCATTTATTCTCCTTGTACTGACCTGCAAAGGAAGATTAAACTTAATAAGGTGTCCAAGTATTTCATTGTATATATCCTCAGGATTCTTAGGAGTACCTAATGCACTTGTATCTCCCAAATCCTCAAGAGCAGTTACATCAAAGTTTATACCTCCAATCTCTGCACTCTTACTACTTGTAGAGAAATATACATCATACTTATCCTCCTTGATTTGCTCCTTTCCATTAATGATTACCTTCTCATAAGTACCATCTGGCTTTCTTACCTTCTTACTGATAACAATACCATCACCTGCCCTACTACTGAACCAAGTGACCATAATATCCTGCATATATAAGTCTTGTGCTAAGTCTTGCATAGCAGCAGATACATCATCCTGTGATGTAGCAGTTGATAACTTAGTAATGGCATTCTTTATATCCTCTCCAACAGGAGTAGAACTTACTGAACTGTCATTTAGGTTGAACTCCTCATTATTGAAGTGCTTAACTCTTACAGCAGCAGGAGAATACTTACCAGCTCCATTAGGTATAAGCAGATATAATCTACCTTCCTTTTGGCTCATATCCACTGGCTTGATGATAAGACTATCATCAATCTTACCATTAGTAGTAAGAACACCATTCTTTATAATTCCAAAGATAGGCTTTCTATCAGTTGAAGATACATTAGGTATCTCAGATAAACTCCTTTCAGTATTACCATAAGGAATCCTACCTACCATTACCTTAGATACCTTTGTAACAGGTGTGGCAATAAACTTACCAGTCTTATTCTGTCTATTAGCATACTCACCTCTTATCTTCTCTTCAAGACCCTTCAAACCCTCATACCTTGAAACACTGTAATCAGATTCATCCAAACTACCTACTACTTGGTTGTTTCTCTTGTCTACAATGAAAATTGTATTCTCATTATAGTCTGGGTCAATCATAAAGACAAGTTCATCACCTGCTTTTAGATTACCCTCATTTACATATCTGAATGCTCCTTGGTCTCTTAGATAACCATAAATGCCAGAGAAGTCTACATTCTTTTCTCTCTCACTTACTACAATATCAAATGGTCTAAAGTCTCCTTCCTTACTTGCCTCTATGTGTAGTTCAGGTATAGCAGGTCTATAGAATTGATTAAGAGTATCTCTACTTGGTCTTTGTGGAGTTTCTACCCTTTCATTGGCTTTCTTATTCTCCTCATTAACCATCTCAGCAGTTATATTACCTACAGGTAATTCTGTTGTAGGCAAATCCTCACTACTTGTTACAGTAGGAGTAGTAGATGTACCACTATCTCCTGTAGTATCTCTTCTATCATCACCTCTCACAGTTCCCTCTCTTTTCTCTACAGGCTTCTTATATTCAGGTGAGAATCTATCCTTAAATCTATTGTCATTATTTACCTGAGACATTGCATTTTGCAAAGCATATTGAGCCTCTTGGAATCTTGTTGCAGACAACTCAACATCACCCTCAGAATCTTCATCAAAGGCATTCTCATTATTGATATAAATTGAATTAGGATTAGCCAACTGTTCAAGGTTTTCAGAGTTACTGAACTGGTCTTGAAGGAGCTTCATAGCATCTTGCTTAACCTGTGGTTCTGCATCTGACTCATTAAGAACTCTTCTTACCTCATTATTGTATTGTGAAGTTTCTCTGTAGTTCTTAGCCATCTCACTACCTTCATCCTCAAGTTCTTTTAGAACTCTATCCCTATTCTCTATATCATCTTGGGTATCTATGATACCCCTGAACTCTTGTAAATTCTGTGCAGCATTCAAAGATACCTTTAGGTTATCAGATTTCCTCTTGGTCTCTTGTTGTGCAGCTTGCTCATCAGCTCTTGCATGGTCTTCTACTTGCTTTTGAGGATTCTCAAGATACTCTTTCAGCTTTGCATTATATGTCTTTGAGGCATTACCTAACTTAACAATATCATTCAGCTTAGTTGTAATATCTTCTTTCTCATCTGCACTAAGTACAGTCTCATCTACCTCATTAATCTCCTTAACAAGACCATCTACAAACTTAGGATTAGTTGCCAATGTATGAGCCAATGTCTTATCATCCTGACTTCTTACAAGATTAAGAGTATTTATTGCACCTTGAATAGCTCTTACATTTTCATCTGCTTGTCTGTATCTATCAGTTAAATCAGCATGGGCAGCACCTTCAAACTCTCTTACTTGCTCATTAAATCTAAGGAATGAATCTAAGTTACCTAATACACTACTTATTGCAGATTTTACTTCTCCAGACATGGCTGTTGCTCTCTCAGACCAGTTACCTATCTGAGATTTCATCCAAGTCAATTCTTCAAGCTGGTCATCTGATAATTGCTGTCCTGTCTTAATGTCAAGCTCATCCTTTATCTTCAGGTAATTATTGATAGTGTTGGTCATTTCATCATGGTTCTGCTTCAACTTCTCTATCATTTCCTGCTTGCCCTCTGGAGTAGCATACATAGGATTGCCATTCTTATCAACAAATGGACCTACCTTAGAACCATCCTCAAGAGTAGTTGTAGTGTTCTCTACAATAGAGGCAAGGTTCTCATCTGATGTATCAAATGCTGTATCAATTAAAGTAGTGAGGTCTTCCATCCTACCTGCATTATCAAACATGGCAATATCAGATACTAATTGAGCATGTTCTGCATTCTTAAAGTTGAACTCATCACCTTCCTCAGCAGCTCTATTCATATCATTCTGATACTTATTATGCCTGATAAGACCTTGATAGTAGTTCTTAAATTCAGGAGAGTTTATCCTGCTATTCATGTAGTTAGCAATCTCATTCTCTCTTGCTATCTTCTCATTATAGTCTCTCCACTCATTTATGGCACCACCCTCAATAGTAATAGGAGATTGTAGTGAACCTGACTCACTTCTAACCCCTCTAAATCTTGGCATACCTAATGCACCTGTCAAAGAACCAATAAAGAACTCTTCCCACACAGAGCCATCATTTACTGTCTCATTGATTCCCTCAGCAAATGATTTAGTCCAACTTAGAGTCTCCTGTGCAGCCTCTGGGTCAGTCTTTGACTTATAGAAGTTGTTTACATCAGTAGAGTAATAATTACCTGCTATTCTACTTGCAGCACCCTGTGCCATTTCCTCAGTACCTTCAGATAATGCACCCTTTGTTATTGCAGTAGCAGCACCTAATCTTGTAGTACCAGCAGTATATTCTCCTGCCTTACCTACTATATTAGTAGCCTTTCTTGCAGTCTTGAATCCATTAGCATATAACTTGCCAAACTGAATTATATTAGATGCAGTAAGGATAGGTATATTCATAAGCAAGTCTGCATTACCCATCTTTAGTCTATCCTCATTCAGTTTACCAAGTGCTGCATTGTAAGCTTCTCTTTCCCTTGCAATAGCATCCTGATATTTTACATAAGCTGGGTCTACAAACTGATTGCCTTCTACACCACTTCTTACAAGCTCCTTTCCTGCATTAGCTTCATATTCAGCCTGTATTGCATCTAACCTTTCCCTTAGACTGTCATCAAGCTGTGCTTTATGAAGCTCAAACCAATCCTTACTATTATTGAGTGCTTCAATTCTGCCCTCATTTACTGCTGAGATAGTAGCACCTACAGCAGTATTAACTATTGCTGGAGCCTTTGAAGACTTAGCAATAGCACCAATGAATTGAGGTAGCTTAGTTACCTTCAATCCAGCAGCAGTAACACCACCACTGTAGAAAGCACCTACTGTAAAACCTAAGTTCTTGATAAACTTATCACCTAAGAAGTTAGCAGTGAAGATATTTTCATACCAAGGTTGTTCTTGTTCTGCTCTTGTATAATAGTTAGGTAGTGCCTGCTCAGACCATTCATTAACAGACTGCATAGCCTTAGAGAAGTCATTATCCCAAAGACCAGACCATCTACCTTCACCTATTGCAGTACCAGCTCCAAGCACTAAACCTACAGTACCATCAAGGAAAGTAGTACCTGCAAGTATAGCACCTTTAGCAAGACCTGCTCCTATTTGTGCATACCAAGGTTGATTATTAGCTCTTATATCCCCTAACTCCTGAAACTGTGCTTCAGTTGCAGTAGACTCATCAAACATACTCTCACCCCAAGGTGTAGTAGTCCCAGACAAGGGACTACTAATTTCCTGTTCTGCTTGCCTATAAGGGTCATAGAGAGTAAAGGAACTTGCCCTTTGTCTCCCATTCATTATAAAATCTCTTACCTCAGGGCTAACATCTTCCCCAAATTGAGCATTATTAGCCTGTTTTAATTGATTGAATCCTTGAGGACCAGTCTTGGTAATATCTATATCCTTTACTTTAGTTTCTTTTGCCATATCTTAATATCCATAAGGATTAAACTCTTGTTCTTTTGTCTTATTCTGTACTCCTAATTGAGAATGGAATAAATAAGCCTTCTGTAATACTTCTGAATAATATCCTTGCAAAGCAGCTTTGTCTCCTTGAGACAAATTTGGATTTTGTAATGCTTGCTGAACCCTAACTGCCTCACCCATCATTTCATCCCTATATTGTTCATTATATGGATTTATTCCACTTGGCATTCTAAATCTTCTCGTATGACCCTTGTCATCCTGTATCATTACAGTAGCACCATAAGGACTGAATCTTGTAGCAGTTACTTTGTACTTATCACTCTTCAAGTCTTCCATAGTGATTTCCTCACCTGTATCCTTGAATTTCTTAGACTTGCTATCATAATCTACTTCTTTCAGACTTAATCCTCTACCAGCAGTCATAATAGCATCCTTCATATCACCCTGTTGGGCACTTGCAATAGGATAGTCATACTCAGTAACTCTTGTAGCATCATATCTTGCAGTTCTTGCTACTGGAGTGTTATTTACATAGTTATTCCATAGGTTGCCTATCCTTACAGAGTTCCAACCAGCTCCTTCTTCCATTCTCATACTTCCTCCTATACTATCCAAGAACTTTTTGAATGGAGTAGGAGTAAAGGGCCTACTGGCTTGTGTCATCTGAGTTTCAGCATTCATTAGTCTTGCAGTGCCTCCTCCTGAGCCTGATGTAGTTACTCTTGGAGTAGCATTTCTTCTATACTCATTTAGACCTGCTTCTGTAAGCCTTACTCTACCTTGTGCATCAGTGTAGAAATACTTAGAGTATTTCTTTACATTATCCTTATAGGTTTGCTCATCCTTACTTAGTTCTCTACTACTGTAGATATTCAAAGGATTGATAGCTAAACTATTAAGTCTTGCTTGTTGTGCAGCAGCAGCTTTCCTTTGCTCTGCTCTCTTCTGCATAGCCTCTTGTTCAGCAAGTTTAGCTCTCCAATTATCAAGAGTCTGGTATTGAGTCTCACCAACTGCACTCCATAGACCTTGCTTAGCATAGTCAATAGCCCTTGCAATAGTAGCTTGGTCTCCCCAGTTCCTAACTCCACTTGAATTAATGGCATCTTCAACAATTCTTGTAAGTTGAGGAGCAGCATTAGGATTATCCTGTATAGCCTGTAATACTGCCTGAGAACTGAAGCCCTTTTGCATCATAGTCTCATAGTATGAATTACCTAAGATACTCCTCCATTTCCTTGGCTTCTCTTGCATTTCCTTAGCTAATGCAGATGCAGCACTTGCAGCCTGTGCAGTAATTAGCTTGCCTGAATAGGATTCATAGGCTAATTGAGGATTCCTTATATAGTCATCAAGGCTTGTAGTTGAAGCTCTCCTACTTAACATCAATGTTGGGTCTTGAAGAAGTGCTTTTTGTTGCTCTTCTGCTTGCTTCTGTCTTGCTGTATAGGCTTGTTCAATAGGAGTTATCTCCTTACTGTACCTTGCTCTCATATTGAGCATATCCCTTCTACTTGCAGCATTAAGTCCTTCTCTTGCTAACTGACCTGCTTGCTCTTCAAGGTCATTTGCATAGGTCTTGTACATCTTGTAAGCATAAGGGTCAGTCTGTTCATTAGCCATTTCTTCCCATACACTTGCCTTAGTAGCAAGCTCTCCATACTGGTTCTCCAACTCTTGATGAGCCTGAGTAGCCATCAAGGTTGGAGCCAGCATCTCTTGATAAGAGAATGGCTTGAATTGTGAATTTATTACTAAACTATAATTAGCCATATTACTTCTTCTTAATAGTTAAATAACCACCCTTAGCTTTCTTTTTCTTAGCTTTATTGGCAGCATCTCTTACTTCCTTCTTCTCTGCTTCACTAAGACTTTCATATCCATTCTTATATGTAACATTACCCTTGTTATCAATAGAGTAGTATAGTGCAGGATTACTCATAATCATGTTTCTACTATACTCTTCTCTACCAATATCTCCAAGAGAATTAAAGAAATTAGTAAGATTGGCACTCATACTTGCACCTCTTCTTGCATCAACAGCATCCCTTACTGCCATAGCTTGTGCAACACCACTTAGCCTTGAACTTCTTGCCTTCAGTGCAGCTTCTTGATTTGCCATTGCAGCCTTGAGTCCCATCTCAGCATTAGCCATGTTAGTACCTCTATTAAAGGTTTCAACAGCTTGTCTTTGTGCTAAGTTATACTCTTCAGCCTGTCTTGCAAGGTCTCCTAATCTACCTTGAGCATTATAGTCTGCTGCAAGTAAGGCTGCATTTCTTGAAGGACTTGTAGTATTCATAATAGCCCTTCTTGTAGCACCTGCTTGTGCATTAAGCTTATTCAAATAGAAGTTTCTATCAAAAGGTCTATATTGTAAATAGTTGCCTATTGGAGTATATCCTACTGGAGTATAATTACCTGCTTGATTGGCTGCCTCAAGTATTGTATCTGCACTTGTATAATCTGGTCTACTGAATAAATTCTGACCTAATCCTATTGCAGCACCTACTACAGGAGCATATCTTAACCAAGTTAATTTACTACTCTTATTAGTGTCTCCTTCCTCACCACTATCATCAGCACCTGCCATAGATTCATTCCATAAATCCTCTGCATTGATAGGTTCTAATAGGGTTCCATAGTCTTGCCAATCTCCATAATCTACACCATCTAAGAAGTTAGGCATATCACCAAAACCATCAAATAATGTACCCATTCTACCACCATGAGCATATTGTACTCCTTCTTGACCTACTTGGCTTTGTTGCCTTACAGTCTCTTGAGCTTGCTGTAATCTGGACATAGAACTTAGAAGTCCCCTCTTGCTTATTAGGTCATTAGGTCTCTCCTTAGACTCCTCTCCCAGCTTCTCTGCTATTGCAGCAAATGAGTAGCCATCATAAGACTTTGGAAGATTGAAGCTCTCTAATAGACCACCATCAGCAAATATTCTATTACTGAATACATAATCATTGAAGATTACCTCTCCCTGCTCTACAAGATTAGGAGTTCCCTCTGCATCCATTCCCATAGGTACACCCTCCATTGGATTCTCCTCATGGGTTCCACCATTTCCAATTATTCTAAGACCATTATCCCATTCAGCACCATGAGTAAGTAAATCTCCTCCAAAGGCATGATGCCATTTTCTTGCATTAGCAGCAAAAGTAGCTCTCTTCCTTACAGCAGGGTCACTACTTCTCTTACCTCTTGCAATGCACTCTGAAGTAACTTTGCCTCCACAATACTTAGTGAACTTACCTCTATTCTCAGGCTTGATATGTATCTTGCCTCCTTTAGCAAAGGTATTCAATTCTGATGATTCAAATGAATTAGGTAGTGAAGTCAGCTTGCCTTTATTTGCAGCATTAAGAGCCTTAATACCTAAGTTCTCTTTGGCTAACTCATAGCCTATTGCTCCACTTCCATATCCTCCCCATATACCAAGAGGACCACCAAAAGCAGCAAAACTTGCCATAGCATTAAGGTCAGACTGAGTATCTGCTGCATCTGCTGCATTCTCATAAGAAGTCAATGCCCTATTCCTTGCAATATCCTGTTGCTTCTTTAATTCCTTATATTTGTTTTTAGCCTTATTGCTAAACCAACCATCTTTACCAATATCTGATTTGGAGAAATCTGCCCCAAAGTCTTGATTAGCCCACTGGTCCATAACTGAATCAGCACTACTGTTATCTACCATAACAGTATTTATAGCTTTATTACTTCCTTCAACTTCAGCAATTTTCTCTTCATTTAACTTGGAGCCAAACATTCTATTTGTAAGACCTCCAATAATGCCTGAACCAGCAGATATAATGCCTCCAAGTACAGGATTAACTGCACTTACTGCACTACCTATAGTGCCTCCAATATTACTAATTGCACTACCTGCACCTGACTCAAGTCCTCCTCCAATAGCACCACCTGCAATATTACCTACTGCACTACCTATGCCACTTGCCAAACCTCCTTTTAGCATTCCAGCAACATTGCCTCCACTAAAAGTATTCTTTAGGTCAAATGCTCCTGTGCCACCCATAGCAGCCTTGAAATCACCACCCCAAGCATAGTAATGAGGGTTGTATGTAAATGGTCTGTTAGACTTTCTTATAACTTTTCTTTTAGCCATATCATACTAATTTGTTTGCAAAGATAAACAAAGTATTTGAATTATACAAGGATATTATCCAAAAAGTAAAGGGAAGATAAGTAATAAACTTACCTTCCTACTATTATTACTCAAAGTAATGCACAATCATGTCATGCAATACAGTCTTATTTATATTCTCTTCCTCCATAGATAACTTAATATACAACCAAGGATTTCTCATTCTATCTCTACCTTTCTTAGTAGAGCCAACAGCATTAGCTCTTGGTATATTAGCTCTCCAAATCCTAAACTTTTTCTTTAGGTCAGAAGGTCTTCCTAAGATATTGTTTAGAGTAGAAGTTCCTTGTTGATACTCATTCCATACAGTTAGAGTATCAAATGTTGTGTTAAGCAGATTACCATTCTTATCCCAGCTATCTGACCTGAACTCAAGATTATTAAATATCTTATCTACAGTCATATCAGGGTTAGCTATTACAATAGTATAGAAAGGATGATATACACCAAAATACATATTGTAATCTCCTTCATTATGTAACCAAGCCTTATATAATGTATCCCCTTCACTAACATTAAAAGCAATTCCCCTGTCTTGGAGGTTAGAGAAATAAGGCATTTTCTCATAGCTATAAAATGAACTAAATTGTCCTAATGGTTCAGAGAAAGCTAAACACTCTTCTCTATTAATAAAAAATACATCTCCATTTACTTTATCATAGTATGTAACAAACCCATTAAAATCTACAGGGTTCCATATACTAATATCTTTAGATGTTTTATTAATCCATGAGTGGAATCCAAATTTATCAGATATATTATTCAATTGACTATTAAATAGGAATATTCCTTTAGTAATGTCATCTATAAAATAAATACCATTTGGAGTTTCACATATAGACCATTTATTAGTACATCCTACTCTATCAGTTATATATCTCTTACCATTAACTTTTCCACTATTAGCAATTTCAATAGGCACTCCTTCAGTAGAAGAAATTTGCATATTCTCATTATATAATATCTGACTTATGCCTTTATCTTGGAAAGCTAGAAGATTATTATTAAATCTTCTTAATGCCCTTACACTACCTTTATCCCCATCAAGGTCAAGAATAGAAGCAAGAGTAATATTAGTCCAAGTATCTACTAATTCTCCAGCAGTCTTAGTTTTAGTCCATGTAATTGAATTGTGGAAATTATCTGAGTTAAGCTTATTTGGGTTTATAGTTCTATAGTTAAAGAAATTATTAGGTTGAGAATATACATCATTCATAAGATTGAAGTTCTCAGGAGTAATAGCAAAGTTACTTGTTTGACCTCTATTTCTATCATATCTTCCATCAATATTAACTCTAGTCTCACACATAAAAGATACAATATCAGTTACCTGATTTTGGTCTTCTGTAGTAAAAGGATATGTCTTTATATGGTCATATCTTTGATAGTATGTATCTCCTTCTACCCATTTTATAGTAACACTAGTTTTATTATTATCACCATCTAATAATGATATAGATTCTCCACAAGGAAGCCACATATTATTTTCAAAAGCCTCCTCAGTTTGTCCTCCAAATCTATTCTGTACATTATCATTATATAACTCTCCTAGCCATAACCAACCATATTGAATACTTCTCATTCCTGATATATCACCTGATATACCTATATCTATAATGTCTTGGGATATAGAGTTAATCTTTTTATCATTATCCCAAAATACACATTTATCTGCAAATTCTTTTCCAACATAATTCACATTCCATATATCATTATAGTCACTATCTTTAATAGTTGGCAGTACTCTTTGAGAGCCTGATGTAGAATAATTTAAAGCAAGTACTGCATGAGGTGTGGATTTATACTTCATTCTAACTGGGTCTACACCTGTTACTTGGTCTGTAAATTTGCCATCTACCTGCATATAATTACTACTAAATAGAGCATGGGCATTTGTTTCAGCACTTTGTACACCAGAAGTCATTATAGGATAGCCATCCTTTTTGTCCCCAATTCTTGATATAGTGAGTAACTTATCTACATTACCATAGTAGTTTATATCAGTAAGACCAGAGTTTTTCTGTGCAGGTATTCTAACTAAAGATACTTCATTAGAATCAAATACTGAGATTCCTGAAATACCAGTCTTCAAGCTATCACCTTCTTTATAAGCATTCCACACATTATTAATATTCATGTATTCAGTCTTATATGAATATCTCATATTAGACATTCTCTTCTTACTAAGCATAGCTGACCTATATCCATCTTTGGCAAATTTAGTATTATTCAAAGACCCATTTCTATGCCAAGGATACACAACAAATCCAGTTGTTAATTTATGCCCATTTCTGTAACCTTCTTTATATCCAGTAAGGTCATCAAACCAGAATGCTCCAGATACTAAACCTTTCCACCCAAAGTGAGAATCACCGTAATTTTTAACAAAGAATGGAAATTCTCCTTCAGAATAAAATCCATTCTCAGAACCTATAGGCTCCTTATAAAATCCTATAGGAAGGTCTGAACTATCATAAAAATTATTAACAGGAGTAGAAGTTTCTATATCAATATCAGTAGCACATGCAGTAAGAGGAACTATTCCTATAATTCTTAATTTTAATCCCGAGGTATCAACACTTCTTACTTCAGTATCAAATTCTATATCAGGAGAATGAAGAGTTAATATTGACTGGTCAATATAATAATTTTCTGCATTTCTTGATACCCAAGATACTACATCAGGATTTACTAAAGTGTCATCTATGTATGGATTAGATGGTGGGTCCCAAATACATTGTATTTCAGCATTTCTATTATCATTACTTGGTATAGGATAATTATGCCTAAACTCTACCCAAGCTCCTTTGTTAATAGAGTCAATATCAAATGTACCATTTACTATAACCCTATTATTATTTAATATACCTTGTCTAGAATATATAGTAGGGTCTCCTAGATAATCTCCAAGACCATGATATTCTGAATTCCAAGAGGATGTCTTTGTAGAATAAGAGAATCCTGTCTTATCAGGACTTACTGGAGTAGCAGTTCCTGAATTAGGAGGCTCTGGAGTTTCTGAATATCCTCCTGAAAGTATAATACTTTCTATAATAGTACCATCTTCATTTAGTTTAGAACTTACCCATGTATAAGTATTACCATCAATTGTATATTTTGTATCAGTTTGAAATCCCTCTTTACTTACACTAGTAGTTAATATATGTATTCTTTCTCCTCTTGTATGCTCTATATCAAAAGGAGCATTAGGTCTTGTAAACCAAGAGGACTGTGCAAAAGGAGAATTACCATATCTATCAGATACATTATATACAGTAGGGCACAGTACCCCTTGACATATAGCTTCTCTATCATTAATAGTTGGATATACAACTACAGGTCTTATTCTTATATATCCTTGTGAAACCAATTCATCTATTATAGATTTATCACTTAGTGTAAATTCAGCAACAGGAAGACCTATATTACCTGAATTATAAAATTTAGTATCTATATGTACTGTATTTCTAACATCATTTATCCATATAGGCTCAGACCATTTTCCTGTATAATGCTGAGCTTGAATACCAAATCTATAATATTCAAGATATTTAAAAGTCTTGAACTGATATGAATTCATCTTTAGCTGGTTATCATAGGGATAATAACCTTTAGGTTTTGGAGAACTAATACTTTTAGTATAACTATTAAATGTTATAGACTTTTCTCTAAAGAAGTTTCTAATATTTTGACTAAGTACTTTTCTTTTATTCTCTATATCTCCTAAGAACAAAGTGTTATCCTTTTGAGCCATTGTACCAAATACCACTTCTTCACTCCCTACATATAACAATTCTGTAGGGTCTATAGTACTTCCAGATATTCCATTATCAGTATAATTAATATCACCAGACTCTGGAATAGCCAAATCTATTACTATCTTACATGTAGGAGTAGCATTTATTGATGTCCTATGTATAGAGTAGACTCTGACATAATCAAAACTAGTATCAGCTCCTGATATATTTATAGTGAAACTATTTCCTACATTATCCTCAGGACTAGCCCCCCTATTATTATAAGATATATAAAATAATGGAGAAGTATAAAATATATTACTTTCTTGACTATACTTATTAAAGTATGTAAAAGAATACTGTATTACACCCGGAGCAAATGACCCTCCTGATACTAAATCTCTATTTATTTCTACATCTTCATTTAGTTTTAATTTCCTTGCAAAATCAAAAGAAGTATCATTCCACTTATCAATAATACTAGATGCTGCTGCAATATTAATAACTCTTGGCTGATTTAAACCATCTGTCCAATATACCTTTCTAATATCAGAGTTCTCATAGAATGCTATAGCTTCTATAGGATTTTTATAATTGAAATTTAAATTACCTTTATATAGTAATGCACCATTTAATTCATTATTTTCAAACCATAGTTTATATATGCAATCTTTTTTGTCCTCAGTATTACCAGCAGTAAATAATACTAAATTATCATTTAATACACATTGACCAATAGGGATACCTTCTATATTATCTATCCCTATTATATCAACATTTTTATTTCCTCTCTCATTAATTATGCTAAGCAGAGTACTTTCATCAGTAGGCATTATTCTTATATTCTTATTTTCATAAGAATATTCTGAATTAAATGCAGATGCTGATAAATCTCTCTGCATTCCTTTTGTTTTAAAGATAGCTTTCTTCTGCATAGTTATTGTAGTTTAATGTACTCTTTGTTACCTAGAGATTGGAACCCTTGATTAAATTCACTTACTCTCGGTATAAGAGTATTCCACATTCTAGTAATTGATTCCATCTCAGATTGAGAGGGTATAGTAAATTCTGACTGTAACTGTCCAGCTAACCAAGCATATTGTTGCTGAGTATTCTGCAACACAGCAGGAGCAATCTTACCCATATCAAATAGAATAGTAAATGCTTCTCTCTTTATGTATGCTTCAAGTGCCTTCAGGAATACAGTATTATCAATAAGTAGTGGGAATCCATCCTTATCTACTGGGATTGCCTTATAGGACACTGATACATCTCCTGTCTTGAAGGATACATATAGTACTTGTCCTTGTGTTTTGAAGGACAACTCTTGTGGTATCTTGTAGCCAGCATTTCTGTCATAGTGTTCTCTTGGCATGAAATTATCTGTCATGCTTCTAAGACACACACCAGTCTTACACTCCTTAACCTGATTTATTTGAATACAGTTGCATGGCAATTTTGCTCTAAAATTCTCTATATGAAGAACCTCTTCCTTATCTTGATATAACTTTGGCATACCAAATATACCAATGAAGTCAATGGTATATTGTACAGCCTGCTCAAGAGTTACATCTTGAAGAAGAGGATGTCTTAGTACTCTACTTAGAGCTTCTCTTATATTTATGTAGTTATATTCTTTTACCATAATTATATCTTGAAAGCATCTATCTTTCCTTCTTTTATTCTTTGTTTTAATCTCTTCTTCAGTTCTCTATTTACATTAAATTCATAGAAGACCTGATTATTATAGTCTGCTAACTGCTTATTATAGTAGACCTTAAAGATTTCTTTTTCCTCCACTTTAATAAGTGTCTTATTCTTGTAGGCTTCCTCATCTTCATACCATAATTTAAGAGTCTTATCCCAATCTATAGGTAAATTAGTCTTAACTTTACCACCATCTATGCTAATTCTAGCTTCATATTTTCTGAGTTCTATTCTACCCATCCTATTAGGCAATTTAATATCATTACCTTGTAATAGGCTTTCTACTAGATAGTCATTTACTTTTCTTATAATACTGTAGAATTCATGCTCAGTAAGTGGTCTTCCTATATTAAACCATTTATTTCTCCTTATATATTTATAAGCATCATATACACCATAAGACCTTTTTATCTTATGATTCCTTGATTCATTAACTCTTTTTATAATACTCATGAAACCTATCAAGCCTTTATCTTTCTCTTCTTGACATGATTCCATATTACTTCTTAACTGTTATCCCAGCTAAATCATCTTTAGCATTATTTTCTTCATCTTTTGGTCTATAATTTGCTCCTAGTAGCTCTTTAACTACAAGTTCTATAACAACAGGTACTAAGGAATCCTCCAATGGGAATACTCTATCTAATATATCACATTCTTTATCATTAGAGCATTGCAAATTAGAAGCGCTAACTGAATCCTCAAATATACCAGTCATTCTAACCTTCTCCAAATATAGATATTGTGGGTTATTAGATTTAAAGTACAAATAATTATCTGGGCCTATAGAACAATATATTATATTCTGTAGGTATTTATTATACCCAACATATCTCATTCTCTTCCTACTAACATAAGTAATCTCCCCCTGATAATAATCAATAGGATATACTTTTGGTGCTCCTACTTGCATAAGAAGTGGGATTTTATCTTTACTCCTCAAGTAAGTGCCTCCTTCACATGGTTCTCCTGAAATTGCAGGTACTTCTATAAGGTCTAGACATATAGTTTGATAATTACTTTCAGGTATTTGCTTCTTAATATCTGAATACCTTTGTTTTAATATAAGTGCTCTATAATTCTTTACAAGATTTATTACGTGGTCTTCAGTAAAGTAAGCATCATCAGATGAGGCTTTTATCTCATCCAATATCATATAAATTATTTCTCTAAATGTATTCATCTTATATAAATTTAAAACTCTTGCAAATATAAGATAAATTGTATATATCTGCAAGAGTTTTATGAAATTTATTATATTAGAAAACTATTATATTTTTCTTATTAAATTACCTTCGCTTATTCTTATAATCTGTGTTTCAGTTATTCTAGGAATAAAGTAACTTTTATTTTGATGAATCAGTGAATCTGAATTATTATATACTGGAAATTTTATCATACAATCACTTCCATAAAGGCAGTATAAAAGATTTGTAATATTTCTATAATCTTTCTCATTAATAAATATAGAAAATTCCCCAGTCAATAATTCTTCAATAAATAAAAGTATTAATAATTTATACACACTGTTATAGTCTTTATAGCCTAGTACAGATAATGTATGAAAGTATGTATCAAGGTAATTAATTGATAATGAAGTTAACTTATCCATAGCAACATTTATTAGAAGGTTTAATATTAAGTTTATTCCAATATTTTATTGCCTTAATATAATTTCCTGTCTTTATACATAATTCTAAGGCCTTAAGTCTTAAAATAAAATCAATGAAATTCTTTGGTATAGAACAGTTACATTCTGTTTCTCTTATATAATTCATAGCATTAGTATAAATATAATATAAATTTACAACTGTGCCTAATATATAAGGTTTAACTATTTCACAAGTAGGAGTACCTTCAGATATTACATATACAAATAGAATATCAGTACTTTTTATATTATAGTCTTCTAGGTTAATAAGAAGTCTTATATTCTTACTATCTTTAATATAGCATTTATATTCTTGAGATTCAGAATATACTTGTGCATATTCACAACTTGATTCTGTTAGTACTTTGGTATAGTATTCTTTTATATTTATACTAAGTATAGGATTAGAACTTGGGCCATTATCTATATAAGTATTTTGATTATCTATTATTATAGTATCCAAAGTAACATCACTAAAACATGAATCAGAATCTACAGATACATCTATTATTAAAGACTTATTATCTTCAGTTATCCTCAATTCATTAAAATGTATCATAATATTAAATTTTTATATATAAACAAAAAAAAAGGAAGGCTAAGCCTTCCTTTTATGACTTAATTCAAATTAAGATATAGTAGCAACAGTCAAACCAGTTGCAGTATTGAAGGCTGTTATAATCTTGTTGAATTCTGTCTTATCGGAACATACAATAGTTATATCCTTCTCAGACTTTTGAACTGACTCATTATTACCAATATAAGCATAATGAATATCAAATGTATAGTATGTCTTTGTTGGGTCTACAAGATATGTAGTAACAATGTTATTAGGGAATCCAATTCCTCTATAGATGTCACCTCTTTCACCCATGCAGAAGTATTCAAGGTCTGCAATAGTTTTACCATTACCTATAGTACCATTAGTACCTTCTGTAACTGTAGCCCATAGTCTTTCATCACCATTAACCATTACAGTAGCTGGCTGTACTGTGAAATATACAGGAACCTGAGCAAATATACCCAATCTCCAAGGCTGCTCTACCTCAGTAATTCTGATACTATCAATATCAGTTACAAGGGTAGCTGTTGCATAGTATGGGTTAGTAGTATCACTCTTACCATTATCCTTAGTAGTAGGAGTTACAACCATGTAACCATTAGAGTCAAATCCTCCCTTGCTCTTAGTAGCCTTACTATGTACTTCAATCTTAATCAGAGGTGCTGCCTCTCTACTGAAGTTCTTAGCAATTGATAATGCAAGAACCTTATAGAACTCATCTGCATCCATACCAGCATAGGCATGAACCATACCATACTTGAAGTACTGGCCTTCATCTGACATTCCTACATATTGTCTGAATGCAATTCTCAGGATATAATCCTGTCCAGCTACAGGAGCACCACCATTAACATTGGTGTCAAGAGTCACAGTAACTGACTTCAATTCATGTGCCATAGCATCAGCATCAGTAGCCTTAACATAAAGGATATTCTTGATGTCAATTAGGTCACTTCTCATCAAGTTGTCAGCACCCTTATATTCAAAATACAAGTGATTCTTTGCAGTATCATTTTTTATTGCAATAGTACCAGCAGCATCTGATGCTAGTACATGTGGAGACTTAACTGCTGTTGCTACATAAAGTTGTCTTACTTGATTTGTACTAAATGTTGCCATTTTAATTTAATATTAAATTATACAATAGTTTTATTGATTACCAGATACCCATAAAGTTTTAGCTAACTGAACTGCTCTATTTAATATAATCCTATGAGATGCTGGATTTAATTTACATTCTGTTACTTCTGTAACCCCTTCTATAGAGGTACCATATGAACTTAGGTCTTCTAGTATTATAGGAGAGGGCTTAGAAATATATCTAATATGGTAAGAACTAATATTATACTTTGATATAATCTCTGACTTGTTATCTTTAATTAATCTTAGTACCCTCTTATCATTTGCTCCTCTAAATGGATTCCTATTTATAGAGTAAACTTCATCTTGCGTAGTAGGCTTGACTATAGCAATACAACCATCTTTGCAGCCTAAATTACTATCATTGAGAATAACAGATTCATAAGTTATATACCATAAATCATCAGGCAACTGATAAAACTTTGAATATTTTGTTATTCCTTCACCATTTACAGTAGATGTTATATTTACATCCTTTACTAAAGTATTTAGATAGCTAGTAACTTCTTCAGTACCTTCAAATGAATTATCATTATATTTACCAGTATAAATATCAATAATGAAAGATTCCTGAGACTGAGTGAGTAAAATACTTTTCTCATACTCACTCAACCCTGGAGCCTGATTACTCATTATGTTATTATACAGAACATCAAACTCATTAGAAAATTCTTGTGTTGTCATATTCTTACTTTAGTTTAGCTTCTAAAGCAAACTTAACCTCCTGATGCTTAGGAGAGTTCAAGTACTTAGCTGCTACATTCAATGTAGGCTCCTCATTAGCCTCACAAAGTGGAGTATTATCCTTTCTCAAGTATAGGTAATTACCCCTGTTAGAAATCAGACCTGCTTCTATAGCTCTCTTAATAAGAACCTTTGTAGAAAGCATTGAGTCAGTAATAACCTTCAAGAATATCTTGCTATCAGCCTGTATTAAGCTATTAACCTTAGTCTGCAAGAACTCAAGTTTAGCAGTCTGTGATGTAGGTCTACCATCAATAGTCTCAACAATAACTCTTAATGTATCAATATCATCCTCAATCTTACCAAACTCTTTATAGCACATCATTGTAGTGCTCATATTATTCTTAGCAACCTTAGTCTCTTCACCTTCAGAAATGATAACAAACTGATAAGTAGCCTTAGGAGTATCTTGCAATGCTTGCAGTGAAGGAGCAATATAATCTTTGTTAGCTAATAGTATCTTATATCTGATATAATCCTCTGGGTCAGATAGATTGAAGTAGTTATCCTGCTTTGTCAATCTTACCTTATTGATACCATTCTCATTAGAATCATCCCAGAAGTTATCTACCTTCTTATAGATACTTAGTGCATTATATTCAAGACCCATTATTTCCTCAAGAAATGCCTTTTCCTTGTCTGTAAGGACATTAACAAACATACCTGAAGATAATCTTGGTACTACAAATGTTCTAACTGCACCTTCTGCCATACCTCCTGACAATACATGCTTAGGGTTATTACCCCACATACCTGTCAGCTTAGGCACATGTCTTACAATAATTCTCTCATTTCTCAGACAACTAACTAAGGCATCATCAGATACCTCTACTCTCTTTTGTGTATTCTTAGGGCTTTTTACAATAGCCTCTTCTTTTGGTACTTCCTGAAGTGGAGTTTCTGTATTGTCTATATCAAAGTCAGGTACAGTATAATCCATCTTCTCTTCCATTTTCTTTTCTGCCATATCTTCTCCTTAAATCTTTGAATAAAAATAAAGGGAGCAGGAGTTTTCATCCTACTCCCCTTTTATCATTAGCCCTGTAGAATTGCAGGGATTAGTGACATAGTTCTTGTTGGGTCAAGAACACAGATACCAAGAGTGGCCATTCTGTGAATTACAGCAGAATCCTCATCAAATGACATGTAAGGATTACCCTTTTGACCTGTGAATGGGTTTCTTAGACCCCATTGATAACCTCTGTACTCATTGTCACCCTTAATCTTACACTTAAAGATATTAGGTTGGTCCATAGTACCAATGTACATAATATCATATCTGTAAGAGAATGCAACACCTCCATTTGGATGGAGTATCTTGTTTCTTACTGGGTCATCATAGAATGGGTCTACATCAATCTTAACTCTAACACCATTAGGAGCCTTATACTCAACAAATTGGAAACCAGCACTCAATGAGTTTTGGTGCAACTTGGATTGAGTCTTTTGAACAACACCAATAGAGTTGTTATCAAGAACAAATTGTGTCCAACCTGATACTGTCTTTAGTACTTCCTTATGGAATTGGATAGCACCTCTCTCACCAGTCTTAATCAAGAAGTATCTGTCTCCAAAGTCTAACTTAGAAGCAGAAAGCTCATATAGAGCATCTTCAAGAAGCTTCAAGCTGAATGTGTTGTAATACATAGTATTAGCAACTTCCATCTGCTCAAACAGACCAGCACCTGTCTTAATAACATTACCAGACTTGCCAAAGTTCATATACTCACCATTGGCATTTCTGTTGCTTCTACCAAATGCAAGTGCATTGTTCTTGTACTCAGAGAATTGCTGTTCTACTTCCCAATCTACATTGTGCATCCACATTGTAGCAACTGACTTAGTGTATCTACCTTCAGTTTCCTTAACAATAGGAATACCTACAGCCAGCTTCTTGTTCAACATAGAACCTGGAACCTTGTGTTGGATTCTTACTACAGACCACTCATTTCTCATAGAAACAGGGCTTGTAAATCTTACATCACCAACCTTTCTTGAAAGTTCCTTCTCAACAAATGCAGCTTCAACTGAGAATCTTTCACCTGCAAGCAATCTTTCAGCAGGAACACCTACTGTATTACCACCAGCAAGCTCTACCTTATACACTGCATTAGTACCCTCCATTCTTGGGTCTCCAAGTATTCTGAACTGATAGATTTCATTCAGATTACCTACAATGTATTCACCATCAGCAAACCAATCTTCAGGGAATACCAAATAGAAGGGAGCAGTACCTACACCAATCATGCCACTATCTGCCTCAACTACAGTACCATTCTCATCTCTTGCCTCTACAAGAGGAATGTTTCTCCTTGAAGAACCAATAACATCCCAGTAGTATTCATTATCATCCTCAAACTCCCTTGTTGGGAATTGATTTAGGAATGTGTCAAGTGTCTTTCCTCTGTAATAAGCCAACAGTTGCACCATTAGGTTTGTAGCCTTCTGTGGAGCTAACTGAAAGATAGAACCAAGGTGGTTTTCCTTAGTAAGACCCTTCCAGTGTTGGAAGCCTACCATTTGAAACTTACCTAATTTTCCAGCCATTTTACTTAAAATTTATCAGTTATTATATCTTTATATATTATAGGCTTAGACATCAAGATTCCATCCCTTTCCAATAAAGGATTCAGGGTCCTCATCAACTCCACTGACAAACTTTAGATTACCATCTGAGGTTCTTGCTGTGTTGTTGAGAGTATGTTCCAGCTCTCTAAGACCTTTCTTTACTTCTTCCTTTACTTTACCTTTCACCAAACCATCAAGGTTCTTAAAGCCATCAGTTAGTGTGAAAAGTAACCCAATGTTCTTTAGGAAGTCTGTTCTGTTCTCCATCTCATACTTTTGGATGGCAGTAAAGTACTCTCCTGTCTCTGGGTCTTTATACACAGGCTTAGCTATGTTATCATAAATCTTCTGTCTTGTTGATTTATCTATTGATAAATCCCCAAACACATCCTTGTCATTAAGGATTGATGATTTAAGCTTTTCAGCCTGTTCCTTTCTTTCTTTCTCTTCCTGTTTTGCTTCTGACTTAGCCTCATTGACAAGCTCATCATACTTATCTTTGAAGAAGTCAATATTACTTTTCAAAGCCTCTTTTGCATCATCAATATCAGTACCAGCATTGAAAGACTTTTGCACTTCTCTTGCAGCTCTTTCCTTACTATAACCTCTATTGATAAAGTCTTGATAAATCAGGTCTTTTCTAAGTTTTTCTCCCTTATCACCTTCATCAGAGATATTCTCCTCCTTAATAGAATCAAGAAAGTTTATAGTATTCTCATACTTTCTAATCTCTGTAGGTTCAACTCCAGCATTCAAGGCTTCATCAATTCTTCTCTGTCTTTCATCAAGACCTGCCTTTATCTGTTGGTCAATTAAATCTCTAAAGTCTTCAGGGTCTTTAACCTTAGATAAGCCATCATCATCAAGGTCTGGGAAGATACCTTCCTCTTTCAAGGCTTTGGCAATGGAAGAGTAGAAGTTTTTGGGAGAAGTGCCATCCCCTTTAGGAGTGGTATCTTCCTTTTCCTCTGTATTTTCTTTTCCACTACCTACGCTCTCTGGTGTATCAGTAAATAAGTTATCTACATCAACAACCTCAGTAGTTTCTTCTTTATCCTTATCTGGCTCCTCCTCTTTCTTAGGAGGCTCCCCATTTGCAGGTGGGGTATCCTGTATATCCTCATCTTCTACAAACAGATTCTCAATTTCCTCTGCTCCTAAGATGTTATCTAAGCTAAGTTCTTCTTCCATACTCTTCTACCTTTTTGTTCTTAAAACAGTGCAAAGGTAAGTAAAGTTTTGCATATCTACAACATAGTAAATAAATTGCTTTTACTTGTATAAGTAAAATACTTGCAATGTGGACAAAAAGAAAGGGTAAGATTACCTCTTACCCTTATCTTATTAGTATTCTCCAAGATATTCTACTACCTTGTTTTCAGCTTTGCAATCTGCATCCTTAAACCAGAATACAATAGCAGATTCAACTATCTTCTGTTCTATACCATCACCAAACCAGTTCTTAAACAGTTCTGCATAGTCATGGTACTGAGAGTTGATTGCAACATATACATCAGCTACTGTAACAGATGTAGGAAGTATTCCTCTATATCTCTCACAAATCTCCTTTGCCTTGTGCATATCAAACTTCTCACCACTGTACTTTCTGCCATTCTCAGTATGATACATATCAGCTACAAGATACTTAGCCTCAGATTCAGTGAAGTGTTCTCCACTCATTGAATTTCTCATTGAATTTCTCATGTATCTCATCATCCTATCCATATCATTACCTCCCATGCCAGACTCATTGAATCTATCAGAGAATCTATCACCTCTTGAATCAAACATATCCATGAACTCATCAGGTCTTCCATGTCTTCTCATATAGAAGCCATCCATAGGCATGAAGTCTCCTTCATTACCATGTCTCATTGAGTTTCTTCTATACTTAGTCATAAAATTCTTGAATTTATCCATGAACTCATGCTCATTCATGCCACCCATACCTTTCTTCTTTAGGTATTCATACATCATAAGTTCATCCATATTCTTAGTCTTTAGTGATTAACATTTCCTTGAAAGTCTCTAAATCTGTCATATTCAATACCAATCTCTTATTGGTTAATGGAAGATTGAATTTAATCTCTCCTCCACCAATCTCTATGTCTCCAACAAATGAGGTCTTGAAGGTAAATGGATTAGTGGTCATTAGATTCTCCATCATTTCAGTGAGGATATTCTCAATGTCTATATTACCATCCTTGTCAGCTATAAGGTCTAAAGCCTTGCTTACTTTACTAAAGTTCTTATCCAATGCTCTTGTAATAAGAGGTTTCATAAAACCAATCATAGGATTAGTCTTAGCCATAGATTCCAACTGAAGTGAAATATAAGACTTCAGATTATCAGTCAATTGCATAATAGTCACCATAATTACATACTTGCTTTAATAAATTCTTCATAAGTCACTTCAGGGTGTGTCTTACTGAACTCCCTGAACTTCCTAAACATTTCCATTTCCCTATTAGTCTCTTGAATAATCTTTCCTTTTAACTTCTTGACTATTTTCAATTGCCTTTGTAATAGCTCTTTACCTTCTGGAGTAGCCTCAATTCTACCTTTAACAAGGTTGAGAATTTCTGCTTGAACCATATCCTGTATCTTAGTATAGGTATCTACATAGTCCTCATCTTGAAGCATCCTTGTCTTCTGTTCATCTGTCATAGGGCTTATTTCAGCATCTATTTCATCCCATATCATTCTTTGTGGTACAGGTTGCTGAACAGGTTGGACTTGTTGCCTTAATTGCTTTGCAGCTTCAAGGTTTTGTTTATACTTCTCAATAAGCTGTAGTTGCTCATCCAGACTATTGCCTACCATACTATTACCCAGTAGTGGGTCCCCTCCTCCTAATATTACCTGATTTATTGGAATCATATCTATACATTTTTAAGATTAGTATTGAAAAGTAAGGGGAATTACCCCCTTACTTTAAGCAGTTGTAGCAGCAGTTACAACCTGTGGACAGCCACAAGCATTAGCACCCACATAGCCTGTTACTGTAGGAGTATTAGGTAATGTAACTTGACCATAGATAGCCTTGCAAGTCTTTCTGTCAGTATAGTTAATACCAGCAGTAAATGCCTTGTCAATTTCACATTGGATGAGCTTGTCTTGGTATGGTCTTACAGCAGCATTGATAGCTACTTGAGCCTTCAAGTCACTTAATTCCTTTCTGATGTCATCATCAGCATCTCTTTGAGACTTATACAGATTGAAAGCATCTTGGTTTTGCTTTGCAGTCATTACATCAAAGCTATCTCTTGTACTCTTGTATAGACCAAAGTCAGCATCAATCTGACTCTTCCACAAGCTAAATAGCTCTGAGTTTAGAGTTTGTCTATCAGCAAATCTGTTGTTCTGATAGTTTAGAGCCTGAGTGTAAATAGCTCCTTGTAGAGCCAAAGCATCTTCACAGCTCTTTTCCCATGCTTGGAAAGCAGAAGGAGAAGTTATACCATTAGCTGTTCCAAGACCAGTCTCAAGACCATTGATATTGATGTTTGAACCACCCATACCTGAACCTGAGCCAGCAAGACCTAATAGACCACTGCTTCTTCTATTACCAAATAGTGCCCAAGCACCAAGTGCAGTACCTATGATACCAAGAGTAAGACCTGCATTAGCCTTACCATTGATGTCTCTTCTACCATAACCATAGCCATAGTAGCCATCAGCAGGAACTTCCTTTACCTTTTCTACTTGCTTCTCAATTATTTCCATAGTAGCAATTTTTGAAATTAGTTATTGTTTTATCTCTCTTATTGTAAGCTTACAGGTGCAAAGGTAAGTAATATTTCTCAGGATGCCTATCAATGCTAAAGCCCCATATATCATATTGATATACAGGGCTTTAACTTAGTAATATGTTGCTAAAAAAAAAGCAGCCTTATCTGGCTGCTCTATCATGCTTGTAGAATACATCTACAATCTTGTTATATATGTAGGTAATCAAGTAGGCATCTACTTCATCATTGTCTCTTTGAGGTCTATAGCCTATAAAATGCCATATATGATTCTTTATATGCTCAGCCTCATGGACTATACTACTGCCTCTCTTTGAATTGATAGCCACAAGAGATGCTCCATATTGATTTATGGTTATAGCTTTGGCTTCCTGCTCCATTTCTTCTTTGGGCAAGAATTTTCCTAACTCCTCCCACTTGTCAAATATGACTACAGTGAGTTTGTAATTAAATATAGGTATTATCATCTTCTTTTGGGTTATCATATCACTTTCCTCCTCATCCTACTTATAAACTCATCTAGTTCCTTCTTACTCCAGCTGAGTTCTTTAAAACCTATCTCATGCTTACCTCTTGGTAATTTTCCTTCTCTAACATAGTTATCAAAAGTTGCTCTACTGACATTCAAATATTCACAAGCTGCATACTTGCTTAATCTCTTCTCCTTATCAGTAAACCTCTTCAAACTATCTACTATTTCAAGGGCTTCTCCCTCAGATATATTTGAATTGCCTGCATCAATATCATCTACTATCTTTAACAGTAGGCTTCTTTCCTCTTGCCATAATTTTACACTTTTAGTTATTTACCTTTCTTACCTTTACCTTTTCCTTTACAACCACATTTCTTTGCCATAACTATAGAATTTTAATGGTTATTTTTTCACCTTTATCATGCTTGTCTTTAAGGAGCTTGTATAGCTCTTTGAAAGTTTCTCTACTGTTTATTATCTGACCCTTAACTTTATTGACACCTACTAATAGGCATCCTGCTGAGTCTTTGTCAGTATTACCAGCATGAATAAGTATGCCTTCAAATCCCTTTACATTAAGTAGTCTTGGCACCTTACCATTACATACTTGCTTGTAAAAACTATTAGTACAGTACTTAGGAGAAATGACATCTAAGGTAATCTCATAAGTACCCTTTGGAATAGCTGTAATTGAAGGTTTCTTCAATTCTCTAATCTTGGCTGTGCTCATAGAGTCATCTAACCCTCTATCAGCATCTTCAAGTACATTGCAAAACCACTTCCCATCAATAGTAAGATTACTTATTGTGTAGCTCTGCTTCTTCCATTTTCTGTCTACTATTAACTCCATGCTCATTAAAAAGGTTTAAGTTTCTCTTTCTTAATTGGCAGGTAAGGTCAGTACATATGGAACTCATAAGGTTAAACATCTGTTTCCTAAGCTCCCCCACTTCCTGCTCTAACTCTGCATTTCTTTTTAGTACCTCTTCCAACCTCTCTCTATTATCAGCAGAGAGCTTCTCATAAAAATCTAATGATTCTTTCATGTTATTTATGAGGTTACTATCAACTTCACTATCATACTTCTTTCTTGCAAAGAACCATGATGTCCAGCCACTGACTATTGTGGTAATAAGCCCTATACCTCCAGTGATTAGTATTCCTAAGTCAATCATAATTATTCTACAATTTCAATGAATCTTTGTTGTTTGTTCTCAATATAAGGGGTCTTCTCCACAATCTTCATACATAAATATAAATCCTCTTAAAGACTTTATCAGTCCCCTGCAAGCTTTACTAATGGTATTTGAACTAACTCCTATTACATTAGCAGCCTCTTTTGCAGAATTATATTTACTAACAACTCTTCCATGTAAGTCATATTGGAAAACCACTTTACTTCTATTTGTATTCCCTATCTTTGATTTACTTATATTAGTATTGTGTTCTTTGGTATTATGTCTTCCAAGGTGAGATACGGACATTTTCATTCTCACCTCAGGTGGTATATTTTTACCCCTCCATACATTCCCTACTTTATCTCTCTGCTCCTGAGTTGGAACTCTTCCTAATGCACCCTCACCTCCTTCTGTAATGTTATAAAATATTCCTCTATTCTTATAGAATCCTATTAAGTCCTTTTCCATATTCTTAGCAGTCTTTTCTCCAAGATTTGAGGAAACTATTACATGCTTCATATTTTCCCATCCATACTTTCTTATGGCTCTATAAAATGTTTTGCATTTAATATACCCATTACCATTTTGCCACCTTACTTTTATAGATTGAGAAGTTATACCTACATACACTTTGCCTGAGGGAGACCAATGTTCATAAACTGTCCAACTCATTTGATTATTTCTATAAATCTACTATTTTTATTTTCAATGTATGGATTCTTTTCTACCACATTTACTTCTAAAATGGTATGCTTCTTTTGAAATAGCCTGAGTAACCAACATTTCCTTGGGGGATTTATAGTCTCTTTCTTGTAATCCACCATAATATACTTCTCACTGACAAACTTAGGCTCAGTTATTATTGTACTTGGGTATCTAAGTCCTAGCTTCATCTGATACCACTTATCTCCTATTATAGTATCTAGATTTAATGTAGGTTCTTTAAACAATGTATCTCTAAATATTATTGAATCTTTTCTTTGAGCGTCAGATAATAAATATTGCATCTGTTTTAAATTCTTATCCTTTATATCCAACTCCTTCCTGACCTCATTCATTTTTTCCAAGATAGAGTCATTATAATAATCAAGCTGTTCTATTGTAAATTTAAATACTCTATTCTCATTCTTTAGTGAAGAATTCTCAGCAATAAAGGCTTTTTCATTAGATATTAATGTAGACACCTTTGTCTTTAACTCTTGGTTTTTAGTATATAAAATATAAGAGCTTACAAATAAGAAAGTCACTAATATAGCTATAATAATCTTTATATACTTTTTTACCATAATCTATATAATAAACAATTTGTATATAAATTTATAATAAATAATTCACTTAATAATGATTCAGTGAATTATTTATTATAATATAATATTTAAACAGAAGTTCCAGTAGAATCTTTCCATGTACTACCATTCCACCATATAGGTTTTCCAAGAACTGTATCAAAATACATAAATCCTGTTGGGGTAAGGCTTGTATTAGGTCTACTAACAGAATCTCCGATTTTTAACAATGCTCCATTCTCTGTTACTATCTGTTTCCACTCCGACCAAGTATTATTATCCATTCTTTTTCTAATAAACAAGAATGAATTAGGTTGTTCTCCTCTTACAAACATAGGAAAGAACAACTGTTTTGTCAGACCTTTATAATATCCATTTGTAGGATGTACACTTAAAAGTAGACCACCTTCAGCATTAAGAGGTGATTTATTAATACTGTCTGCTCCGATAACAGTACCAACTATTCCAATCGGTAAACTATCTGGAAGTGTATCTAAGTTAAATGGACTTGATGCAACAGAACTCAAATCATTATATTCACCAATATCAGAAGGAGCACCACACAAATTGTTTTTGAATATGTATCTATCAAGATTAGCACTTTCTGCTAATTCTACAAACTTAACATTAGAAGCCTCCCAAGCATTTACTCTATTATTAACAATGATGGCTGAACCTATTGTTCCTCCCAACTTAAATGCAGAATCAGTATTAATTCTCTGATGAAAGTTTCCATCAATAAGAACTGCTCCGCAATTATCAAAAGTAACAGCAGGATTATTCCATAACTCCATTCCAACTTGGTCTCCTGTTATATTGTTGCAGTAATTTGCTTTTACACTATTGCTAATAGCATTGCCATACTTTAACTGTCCACCAATATTATATGTAATAATTACATCTGAAATTTTGTCTACTGCAAAATATACTTTAGACTTAATAAATGTGTTTTTGGTAATAATCAGACTACATGTTATCTGAGATTCCATTTTTATATATATATCATGAGAATTGCTGCTTACAAATGTATTATTTTCTATTATGAATCTATCAGCAGTAATAGAATTTTTCATAGGATTAACAAATGCTATAGTTCCAACAGCACCTTTAATATTTTCAAAGTGATTGTTGATAATCTTAACATTTTTAATTTCAACATCTGCTTCTGGCTCAAAATCTATAGCTCCTGGCATTACATCACCAGAGCTATTTTTAAAAAGATTATTATCAATTGTAAAATTGTTACATACATAAACAGATATACCCTGCCTACTAACTATATTTTTACCATCAAAAATACAATCTCTTACTGTAACATCATTAACAAAAGAAGTCATCCATCTTCCATTATTCGGGGATAGCAGTGCTCCAGCAGTTATTCCATCCCCACAATAGCTTAAAAATTTACATCCTTCAATAATACAATTATCTATATTTCCAAGATTAATAAGTGCTGAGAATTGAAAAATTTCAGCATGAGTGTGTATCAATTCGAGATTATAGAATCTAACATTTTTTATTTTTGGAGCAGTCAAATCTGCATCTTCTGGAGGGGTTGTGAAAATATTACAGCACCAGTTATCAGCAATTATTTGAGCACCTGCTAATCCATTAAATTGTATATTACTCTTTATATGAATACCATCTTCTCTTCTATTAAATGACTTATTATTTACCCCAAATATCTTATATTTACTAGTAAAAATAATCTGTGCATTATCTGGGGCTATGTCAACAGCATTTTGTATTGATTTAAGGTCATTAGTGATGCCATCCCCTTTTGCTCCAAACCATTCAGGGTATAAAATAGAGTTACTACATGTACCTATGATATTTATATTTGAACTTATTTTTACCTTACCTTTTAAGGCAGCTTTATTAAAATTAATAGAACCATTAGAGAAGGAACCTCCTTGAAAATCAAGGGTACATCCAGAAGGTATATTTAAGGTTTCCTCATTTAAATCTAAATCTTTAGTAATTTTATATATTACATTCTCTTTTACAAAACTATCCTGTATCATATTATAATCTCTTTTGTTATTAAAGTTCCATCAGAATTTCTTTCTCCCGGATTATATCCATTAATATCTATCCATTTAGTACCTGTCCATGTTATATAAGCATTTAAATCTAAGTCAAAGTATTTAAACCCAGTATGAGTACTATTAAGTGAAGGCCTATTATCTGAATATCCTATTCTTGATATATCTGCTGAGTACCCATCTCTAGTATCTATCCATTCACTTAAATTCCAATATATAAGTGAATTTATAGTAGTGTCATAATATAATTGTACACTATTGTTACTATCATTTAGAACAGGTCTTTCACTGGTAGGACCATATTTAACTCCTTCTAATGTATTCCATTTACCCCCACTATACCATTTAATAGTATTTAAACCCTTATCATAGTTTAATTGTCCTTCTATATAGGCTCCTTTTATAGAAGCTATTATACTATCTTCTATAGTAGGACTATTAGGTATAATGAAAGTGTTTCTTAGAAATAATGTTCCATTTCTAAAAGTGCCTCCCTTAAAATATAATACACAATTATCTGGTATATTTATAGTACCACCATTTAAATCAAAATCATATCTTATTTCATATATAGTGCTTTCTGCACTAATCATATCTTGAGTTAGTATGTTTTTTGAACATATCCAATTCTTTCTAAGTATCTTATACCCTAGTCCCGAATATAAATCCTGATTATACAGTTTATTCTTAAATTTAAGAATATTTCCTACTTCCTCTAAGTCCTCATCATCTGGTATGTTTGTAATTATATGAGTTTTTGATAAAAATTCTTGTAGAGCAGGTGATAACATATCAGGTAATATACTACCATTTGGTATTCTTTGTGAAGCATCTTCAACAAAGTTAAGGTCAGGTATTCTTTCCCAATTTGAAGAATCTTCCCAAATAATATCAATTTTTGCGTCTATATCTGATTTAGTAAACCACTCTGAATATAAAGAATCTCCATCTTTATATGATAACCATAATCCATGTCTTCTCATATTCACAGGAACAGTCAGTCTTGTTTCTTCTACTGACCCTTGCCAAGGCATATATATATGATTATATAAAGATAAGATTTTATCTAAAGACTTACCAGTAGATTTTTCTACAATATCAGTTATATAAGATTTTGGATAGACATTTTTATAACCTTCCAAGTCTTTTTTAACTAGTTGACTTCCCATATTATATTAATACTATTTTATCCGTAATCTGATTTATTAAGTCTTGTATACTACTTATATTTTCCCATGATTCAGGCCCCTCATATCCATATTGCAGATATCTATCATTTACTCTTATTTTAACTGCTGTACCTTTTATACTACCTATCTGATTCCAAGAATCAGCATAATAGTACATATCAAATGTAGTAGTATTTATAAAAATATCTCCATTATTAAATGGACCTTCTGGAAAAGAATCTCCTTCATATATTTTAGAACCTGGTTCCCCTTTTAGAGCTTCAAGTTGTTCAGGTTCAAAATCTTCATAGGTAAATGGGTCTCCTTTTTCTCCTTTTATATTTACAGAAACTGGAGTAGTAGTAGAATTATCTAATGTCCATGTTAAATTTCCACCTTCATCTACAGAAGGTTTCCAAGTTTTACCGTCTTCTCCTTTAGGACCTTGAATATTTCCAGAATCTCTCCAATCTTGGAGGTCATTATCCCATATATATAGTATACCATTTACTAAATAAGCATCTCCTATATTTCCAACAGGATGTTGGCCCTTTAAATCTTCTATACTAGAATAAGAACCTAATATAATCATTCCTTCCCCATCCTCGCCCTTTGGACCTTGAGGGCCTTGAGCTTTTATTCCAGTGTCTAACCCATTTTGAAACCAGTTTCCATTTTCACCTATAGTAATATTTCCTTCTATAGTAATAGAAGCTGAATTAAAAACCTCATCTGTCTTACTCCATATTCCAGTATTTACACATCTATATACTATGGAATTTCCAAGGGTTTCTCCTACATAAGCATAATCCCCTATTTTAGGTATAGGACATATATTAGTTAGTAATTCATATGAATAAAAGTATCCTTTGAATTTTTCACTTAATAAATTCTCCCATAAATCTAAATTAAACCAATCCTCTTTATTTTTTCCAGTAAAGTGATATAATTTCCAATTATCATCACAACTATTTATAAATGTTATTATACTTCCTCCTATTCTAAATAAAGGATTAACTTCTTTAATAGCTTCTATCAATGTATATTTTCCTGTAGAAGAAGTTCCTATTTCTGTTACATTTAACAGATTAGCTATTCCTATAGAAGATAGCAATCTAGTTAAAGTAATAATAACATTTTGATTATCCTGTATAATAGGTATAAGCTCATTTCCCTTTAATGAACACACCTTTTGAAATTCAGTGTCTTTAATTCCTTTTGTTTTTATATACCTATATATCTTATTTAAATCTTCTTGTGTAAAAAACATAATATTAGGCTTTAGAAGTTGTTACTGTAATATTTATTATTGACTCATCACTAAGAGTAGCTGTTCCTCCTATTACAGCTCCTTCAGCATTAGTAGTTAATTTAATAGCTTTTACAGATTTACCATCTGTACCAGCAGGTCCTGTAGCACCATTTTGTCCTGCTGGACCTTGTGCTCCAGATGTAGCATCTATCCAACCATTTAATCCAAAAAAAAACTTTAATTTAAATGTACCATCTTTTAAAGGTAATAACCACCCAACTTCTTTTGAGTTGGGAGCTACTTCTGATATAATTATCTTATTTACAATCATAGTTATTTAGTATTAGTTGTAGTCTTTTTATTAAGTGCTTTTCTCTTTAAAACCACATCATCTTCATGCTTCTTCTTGTCAAGGCTTAGTTTCTCTCTATCAAGTTTGAGTCTTTCATCAAACTCTCTTATCTGCTCCATTAGCTTATCTTTAGCTTCTTGAGAATATTCAGGTTCTATTATTCCATCATCTTCACTATTCTTGCTGTAAGCTTGCATCTGTGCAATAAGGATTTTTGTCTCATTATCTCTTTGGTTAAGAGCATCCTCCTGTTGCATCTTAGCCTGTTCCATCTGAGCCTTCTGTTCTATCTCCTGTTGCTGTATTTGCAACTGCTGTTGCTGAGCTTGAGCTTGTCTTTCCTGAATACTTCTTTCATCCTTTTCAACAAGTCTCTGCTTTTCAGCAAGTGAAGATGAACTGAATAACTTCATAATAGTTGAGAATGATAGAGTCTGGTTCTGCAATGCTGCCTGAGCTAAAGTATCAAGTTTTGAGTTTAATTCTTGAACACCATTGCTATTATCCACTACAAGACCATAGTCAGCTTCTGCAAATTCATCACCATCTATCTCCATAACTCTCATTGAATTATCAGACAAGATATATTGGAACTTCTTGCTTCTGCCTCTTAATGCTATCTTAGCTGTTTCAAGCAAACACTCTAATGCTCTCTTTTTGACATCCTCATGTACTACAAATAGCCACTCTGTAATGTGAGAAGATTGCATCATACTTCTCTCTACTCCACCTACTGTCTCTCTATTACTTACCTGACCTTCTCTTTGCTTGGTAATACCAGCAACTTCTGCCATCTCCATCTTGATAAACTCAAGAAGATTAATATATTGCTGTATCTGATTACCATCAGAAGCTGTAATTACACCAGTGGAAGCATTGTTTAATGCACCTGCAAGTTTACCTGTAGCTGCACCTACATTACCTTCATTGAAGCTATCTTCTACTGCAAGACCCATAGTCTTTGCATAGTATAACCATTTCTCTACATCCCATCCCTTAGGTTTCTTGGCAAAATCTAATCTCACCAATGAACCCCAGTTTCTTGCTATCAGCTTATTTAATCTATCATGTATTGCATCATACAAGTAGTTATATGGCTTCATCATATCCACCAAACTGAATGGTCTGTTGTCATTAAGGTTATAAATAGAGCCAACAATTCCAAAGTGACATCTTGAAGGATTGCTCAGTCTATTGTACTGGACCACTCTTGGTCTCATATTGACATAAATATCTGTACCAATCTTAGTTCCTTCCCATGCTTCATTGATGTAGAATATCTGCTCTTCTTCTCCAGCATTCTTATCTATTACATAAGTCTCTGGGTAGAAGTTAAATACTTCTTCGCCTGTTTGAGGGTCATAACTTCTTACCTTCTTAATCTTTCTTCTTGACTTCCAATATACTCTAAGTACTCTCAAGTTTCCTGCAACATCATAAGGAAGAAGTGAGTTATTAACTCCATCATATCCTCCTAATGGGTCCCAAAAGAATCCCTCTGTACTTATTTCATCCCCTATCATACGATTATTGACAAAGCCATATCTCTCATCTATATTATCCATAGAGTCTACAGCAGCCTGTCCTACATGGTCAGG